GTGCTCGTTCCGAAGCTGGCGCTTGCGAACAGCTCACTTCTGATCATCAACCAGCCGCGCACAAAGATTGGCGTGAAGTTCGGCAACCCAACGACGACGCCGGGAGGGCAAGCGATCAAGTCTACTGCGTCGTTGCGCGTGCAATTCTGGGCGTCGACTGCGGTGAAGTCGGGCGATCAAGTTGTGGGGCGGCTCATCACAGCTGCTACGGATAAAACCCGGTTCTCACCTCGGCGCAAGTGCTCACTCCGGTTCGACTTCGACGGTGGTTTCTCTGACGAGTGGACAACACTGAACCTCGCGAAAGACCTGGGCCTAGTCGAGAAAGGCGCGAAGGGTGCGAAGGCGCTGCAACAAGCGATCGACGCGCTTGGGCGACAGTTTCCGGGGTTTGCAAGGCAATCGGCGGTGAAGTCGAAACAACGCGACGAGCGCGCCGACAAACTCGCTGACCTCGAAGCGAAAGAACACCACGAAGCGATTGTTTCGCCCGACGGCGATGCACCTGACGCGGAGGGCGACGAATGAGCATCGAACGTGTTTCGCTAAACTATCCACTGCGTGACGTCGCGTTTGTAGCTGACGTGCACGTGTCTAACGGGGCGTCGTTCGGCGGGTTCACACTGGCGTACGACGCCGACGGCTCGAACGCTCGATTGCATGGAGCTTGCGCAGCTCTGCGTGTCGCGGCTTCTCACAACGTACAAGCTGTGTTCGTGTTGGGCGACTTGTTTGACAGCGCTACGCCGTCACCAGCTGAACTGAAACACGTAGCTCGAACGTTGTTCGAGCTACGTAACGAGATGCGCGTCGACGTAGTGTTGTTGCGGGGCAACCATGACGGGCCGCAACAACGTAGCGCGCTCGAAGTGTTCGCAGAATGCGGGCTAGCGACCGTGATCGACGCAACGACGCTGTGCATGTTCACTTGCGGCGCGTCGTTGCTCGCCGTCCCATTCGTTCGACCGGCGCCCGACGCCACGATGCACTCAGTGTGGCGCACCGAAGTAGAGCGCGCGCACATTGATATGAAGCCGCGCGGCGAAGCTGACGCACTGGCAATGATCGCCGCGCACGTGGGGCTCATCATGCCTAACGAGTCAGTCGCCTACGGCGATAGCAGCGGCGTTAAAGTGGCTGACATTGCGTCATTGCTCGGCGTGCGGTTCAAGTCACTGCGCGGCGTTCTTTGTGGCGATTGGCACACTCATAGCGTGAGTGTTCTTTGCGGTATTGAGTTCGCCCGAGTGGGCGCACTAGTGCCTACCGGCTTCAACAACGTCGGCGGCGATACTGCGTACGGCTCTGTTATCAAGTACGCTGACACGGGGCGTGATACGGCACAGTTTCGAGCTGTGTTTAAGCGCACTATTGTTAGTGGGCCGCGGTTCTTCAACGCTGATACAGCGAACGAAGTCGACCTGATCGCAGATAGCTACGGAAAGCGTGCGAACATTGCGGCGCGTACCGATGAAGCGTTCGCGCGAGCGCAAGAGCGTGACGTACCAGTAAAGCGCGCAGTGCGCGCCACCAACGCACCAGTTGTTTCTGTGCGAGCGAGCATCGATACACTAGCTGGCGCAGTTCGAAAGTTCATCGACGCAATGCCGCTACCTGACGGCGTGTCGCGTGACGATGTGAGAGCGGCCGTTCGAGACGCAATGGAGCCGTCGCCGTGAAACGCCCTATCGCTGTGCGCACGCTGACACTAGTGCAGTTCGGCGTGTACCGGGATGTAACAGTCGAACTGCCGAGCACGGGCGTAGTAGCGATCACGGGGCGCAATGGCTCGGGTAAGTCGACGATTATCGACGCCGTTTCGTGGTGCGCTTACGGGCGCGTGTACCGTGGCGCACAACGAACTGTACCGCCGAACGACGAAGCGACTGTGTCGCTAGAGTTGAACGACGGTACCATCGTCGAGCGCGTTAGATCCAAGCGCCGCGCGTCGGCAACAATCACAGTCGATAGTATCACTCATGCGTTCGATACAGTGACGCAGTTTGATACGTTCGCAGAACAGCTGTTACAGCCGTTCGACACGTGGTCACGCTCTAACGTCTTTTGCAGTAGCGACGCGCAACGATTCGCCACTGCGACCGACGTTCAACGCAAAGAACTGATAGAGTCGGCGCTCGCCGTTGACAGTGTTGACGCGGCGTATACGAAGGCGCGCGAGTTGTATCTATCGGCGATGAAGCGACGTGACGCAGTGGCGTACGAACTCAGCGGTGTTCGCCGTGCGATAGAGCACGAACGCACTGTTAGCGCGCAAGAACACGAGACGATCATCTCGAACGCAACGGCTGAGTTGAACTTGGCACTTGAGCGAGTGTTAGTGCTCAAGCGCGAAGGCGCCGCGGCGCTCGCCGTGCAGCGCGAATTACAGTCAAAAGTTAACGCAACACTCGACGCGCTGAGTGCTGCTAATGCCGCTAGAACAGTTGCTCTTAGAGAGCATGAACTTACCTGCGCCGGTAAGTGTTATGTGTGTGGGCAACGCATCGAAGCTGACGCGGCTATGGCGGCGAACGAACTTGCACGTTGTGAGGAGCTGTTCTCACAGCGCGCGGCCGAACACGCTAAGGCGCGCGAAGAACTCGACAGAGCTTCGTCAACTACCGAGCGGTACCGCGTCAGCGTTCGCGCGGCGCAAGCGTCAGCTGCGCAACTAGAGTCAAGCATAGAACGGGCGACGCAATTCATAGCGGCGCCCGTTATCCCGTCCGCTAGTTTGATCGCGCCACTTGAGGTGCAACTAGCCGAACTCGAACGAGAGTTGTTGCGGCGCGACGTTGCGTGTACCGTTCTCGGTCCGAAGGGTGCGCGATCACTGTTGTTGCGAGACGCGCTATTGTTTTTGCAACAACGCACTAACGAGATGCTAAGTGAACTCGGCGCCGCGTACACAATCGAGCTGCGCCCCGTGACGGGCGACGGGGCTAAGCAGCGCGCGTCGATAGAGCTGCGCGTCGTTGGTATCGGCGGTGGTGTCTATTCGGATTGTTCCGGTGGCGAACGTCGCCGCATCGACGTTGCAATTGCTATCGCGTTGGGCGAATTGTCGTCATGGTCAACAGTTCGCAGCGACACGAGTACACTGTTTCTCGACGAAGTTTTCGACGCGCTCGACAGCGACGCGCGAAAGGCTGCGTCAGCTTGGATTGAGCTCGAGTCACAACGGCGCTGTGTCGTCGTTGTGACTCATAGCGAAGAGTTTTTGTCGGGCTTGCCTGACGCGCTCGTTCTTCACTCACACAATGGAGGTTTGAACCGTGGTAAACATTGACAGCGTTCTTAGCGCCGCTAGTTCATTGGTGCGCCGCGTGGTGCACAGTGGCCTAGTGAAAACTGTACGCGCTCACAACGAGACCCGTGAACGACTCGACTTTGAATTGCGCATCGGGCAGGTGAGCGCGTTGACACTCGCGCTCGCGACACTCGTGAGCAAGTACGATATGGACGTAGAGAACGTGGTGCAAAAACTACGTGCGTTTGTTGCGATGCAACGAGAAGCGAAGTCACAGCCCGTTGACGGTTCCGCAGTCGATAACGTGGTTCAGCTGCACAAACGCGAGAATGAACATGGGCGGTAAGTCGTCACGCGTGAAGGGTGCTACGTTCGAGCGTTCTGTTGCAGCTTCGTTCACGGCTGCGGGGATCGAAGCGAAACGTGGCATAGGGCAAGCCCGCGGCGGCGGCGCAGAAGTGGCTGACGTTGAGGTGCCGTTCATTCACGTTGAGTGCAAGGCACGCGAAGCCGGTTCACTGTACTCGGCGCTAGAACAAGCGGAACGTGACGCGACCGCGCGCGGTGACAACAAAGCGCCGTGTGTTGTGTACAAGCGCAATCACAAGCCCGTGTTAGTTGTGATGCGACTCGACGTGTTCGCGCCGATGTTCGCGCGCTACGTAAACAACGAAGCGCAGTCGTCAGCAGTCGGTGGTAGCGTTGGCGCATCGTCGCTCGAATCCGTCAGCGACGATGCGCTACTCGATGAGGTACACCGAAGGCTCAACCGATGAAGAACGGCGACGGTGCTGACGTTGTGGCTCAAGTGTTCGGACACGTACGGCGCGCGAAAAAGCCGCAGCGCAAACCGTCAGCGAAGGTTGAGCAAACACGGAAGGTCACGGACGCGTTCTCAGCTCTTTCGCGAGAGCTGAACACAGCCGCACTACCGCCGTTGTCGGCGTTCGTTCGCACGCGCGGCGACTGCACAGAGCTAGCGCTAGGCACTGCGCAGAACCCTTGCCCGCACGTGCGTTGCAAGTATCACCTTGCAATAGAAGTGTCAGCCCGCACCAGTAACGTCGTTCTCGTTTACGGGAGTGACGACCCGAGCGATTGGGTTGAAACGTGCGCGTTGCATGTGTGTGACTTGGGCGGTGCCACGCTCGAACAAGTCGGCGCGGCGCACAACGTAACGCGCGAGCGCGCACGACAGATCGAGTCAAAGGCAATCGCTCGCGTGGTTGCGAGCATGAACGCGAGCGAGCGTCAAGCGTTTGCGGACTACCTACAACACTTCAACGAGCGTAACGGCGACGACGAGCCGTCGAGCGTAACGGCCCGTGGAACGGGCGAGGGCGAAGGGTAGGTGTCTCGCTCGTTCTAGCTGCCAAGCGCGCCCGCTTGCCCCCTTGGCGCTCGACTACGGGGCAAGCGGGCGCAGACCCGCGGCAATGAGCGTGCGAGGGCCTACGATCCCATCGGGTTTCAGCCCTCGCGCCTGTTGCCATTCGGCGACGGATGTGCAACCGGACCGGCGCACGACCTGCGCGAACGCGATTGCGGTGAGTCCCGCCGGGTCCATGCGCCCATGTTCCGCGACGAGCGGCGCCGCCCACAGCGCGAGCATTGGGTATCGCACCGCAGCTGCAACAACGTCAGCAAGTGGCGTTGCGTAGACTTGGATTGATGCGATGCGGTCGCAGTCGCGCGGCGTCTCTGCGGCGCCTTCGAGGTCGTCGGGGAGCATCCCCGCGCGTTCGGCGAGTTCTTGCGAGCGCGCCGCGGCGTTGAGCCGTCGGTCAAGCGCACCGCGAGGGGCGCCACCGGCAACGGCGACGTATGCTTGACCCGTGTACGCGGACATGAACGGCGTAAAACCGCGCATGAACCCGCGCAGTGCAGCGTGCAACGTTGGCTGGTCGAACGAACTCAGCCAATGCACACACGAAGGCGCCGCGCGGCTCGTGCGCTCGCCCAACGCGCGCGCAAGCTCTTCAATCTGCGCCATTGAAACAGCGTCGGTACCAGTGTCTTTCCACTGCGATTCGCCGTTCCAAACGACACACTCGACACGAAGTCGTTCGCAAAGTTTCGCGACAGCTTCGAGCGGTGCGATCACTCGTTCTGCGCTCACCTCGCCCCGGCGCCACTGCGCAACGGTGCCGTCCATTCCGGCGCCGACATGCACACGGCACCACGGGTGCCACGCGCGCACACGCGCAACGGCCGTTTCGAGGTCTCTGAGAAGAGCACTCGGCGAGTCGTGCAACACGACGACGTCAGGTTGAATCGTGTCGACTTCGTCGCGCGCTTTGTTCACCGCGGCAAGCAACCCTTGCTCACTCCAAACGTAGAGAGCGAGCCCCTTGCGCATCGTGTACGCAATCCCGTTGCCGGTGCGCTGCAAGTAGTCGTTCACAGTGCACCCAGCTTCGACAGCTCGTTGATGACCACGATTGCAACCGGGGATTGTGGCGCCGCTTGCTGCGACGCGACGTAGTTCGACAGCGCGACACCTTCCGCGAAGGTGCGCAACTGCGTGTCGTTCGGCAACGCGTAGTAGCTGAACAACAGTTGCATCGTATCTGCGACAGCGGGCACGGGTTGACGTAGCGCGCGCAACACTTCCCAGCGCGCACGCTCCGCGCGGAGTTCAAAGCGAATGCGCGCGAGCGGGTTCACTGCGTACAGCCAACCGAACTCCGCGAACCCGCCGAGGTCTTTGTGTTCGTGCGGCAAGTCTTGCCGAAACTCGCCGTGAAAGAACTGATCGATGTGTGTTCCTTCGTGCGTGACGATACCCACGCGATCGAGTGGCGACATTGACGTCGCACGCAAGTACATCGGGCCGATTGCGTGCGAACTTCGGCGCAGTTGTTCAGCGTTCGGAACGTTGACACCGGCGCTTGCGATGACGTCGAACACGCCATCGACGACTTGCATACCGGGAATGTCCGACTTGTCGAGCAACACACCGTGTACGTTGCGCATCACAGCGCGCTCGATTGCATCGGCGATCGTAGCGTCAATTGCCTGCATCGGCGTCAATCCCTTCGTCGTGTTCGCGCGCTTCTCGCGCGTTGGTTGGTGAGAGACACACCGCGATCGGTCGCGATGAGTAAGCACGGGTAACGACGCACTCGTTACCGTACGGCGCGCACTGATCGTCAACGGGCGTCCATCGCCCGTCAGTGTCGCAGTGCTGCGGGACACCGTTGATGTTGCACCGCACGGCGAGCGGTGTGCAGTGGTCGACTTTCGGCATGGTCGGGCACGCTGCGAAGTACACCGCAGCAAGCGTCAACAACGCGATCGACACGAGCATACGCAGCTGCGCGAATCCGCTCGTTGAACCGTCGCCGCCGTCAGTGTAGCGAGCGGGTTCAGCACCGGGCGACAACTCGATGTGCTCCGGCGAGGGTGTGCCCTCGGTTTGCTCAACGGTGAGCGAGCCCGTTTCTGGTCGCGCTGCGATGCCACGTAGCCCGCGCCAGTAGAGCAACCTGACGACGGTTGCGACGTTCGTGAACAACGCGTTGAACAGGTCGAACAACAACGTCGCGCGCGGGTACTTGCGCACGACTGTTGCCCTCCATTCTTTCGAGCGAGCCTGCCACACTTGCGCGAACAGGTACGTCGCGACGAACGCGAATGTGAGCCTCGGGTGAGCGATCGCAAACGCTGCGATCGCTTGAAACAGTTGTGACACGTCCATTGTTGACCTCTACGGTTTCTTGCCCATGCAGTGAACGAAAACGATACACCCTCTATCGCCGCCGGTGATGTTCCAAACGCGCAATTCGCCGTCAGACGGATTCGCGTACACGTTGAAGTTGTTCGATGCCCCGTCCCAATCGGCTTCGATGTAATAGTCGTTCAACGAGCGGTTAAACGAAGTAGACGACCCTGAACCGAGATAGCCCGTGAACCGCTTCGCATCACGCAAGTACGTGTTGACGAACGGCTCAGCACTGCCACCAATGCGGTCGTTCACGCCGCCGATGGTGGCAATCACGCCCTCGACATAGGCGTTGCGCCAGTCGAAGCCGTTTCCGGTTTGATCGATTGCTTTGTACCCGCCGGTAGGTACCTCAGACCCCGCAGCCGCGAATTGATTGAGCACTGCGCGGCTGATACGAGTGAGCCCGGTAATCTCCGCCGAACCAGCGGGACGAACAAGTGAGTAAACCCTGTCTTGGAACTCGTTCAAGAACGCCGACGTAACTTCGTCGTTGGGTACGAAACTCGTGATTCTATCCACTGTGCCACCACCACTTTCAGGATGCGAGTACGTCTCTGTCAACGCGCGAGTTCGTGTCGTCGCACTTGAACCCGCGCGTAAGCGCTACGTTGACTTTAACGTGCGCCGGTTTAGCAATCGCGATGAGTTCGCGCACGTCAGACACGAACTTGTTGTATAGCTCCAACGACGGGAGCACTACTGCAATCAAGTACACCTTTCGAGGGTCACCTGCACTCTGCGCAGTCGCGACACTTGTTTCGTACAACTCGCACGCGCCAACAAGCGCCTCGATTGCGAGTTTGATACCCTGCGACGTACCGCGCACGCGCGCCGCCAACACGCGCGCGTGCAAGCGTTGTTGTCGTTCCGACGTCGTCAGGTGCGTTCGTTGCGGAAGCCGAAAGGCACGCTCCCACTGTTCGAGCATCGTCGTTACAGTGAGCGGAAACGCGTTGTTGATTGCGGTGTCAAGCGTGCTCTCGACGTCAGCTAGCGCAGCGCCTATCGCGCGCAAGTCAGCCGCGTTGATTGATCCGTCGGGCGCCGGGATAGCTGGGCCACATGCGATGGCAAGCAACCTTGCGTAATACGCAACTGCGTCGTCACCGGTTGGAGCTTGAACGTAGCGAGTGCGTGTGCTCATGGGCGCAACCTCAACACACCCAACGTCAACACTTCGAGCGCAACGGGTGTTTGTGCTGACGCAGGCGCCACCACTTCAACGGATAGAACACCGGCAACACCGCTGGTGTTGCCGCTCGTGTCTACGTTGCGAACGAGCACGGCTGATAGCAACCCAGGGTACAGCGTCGCCCTAGACTGAATCTCTTCGCTAGGCCAGCGGGTAGCTGGTGTTGTGTCGCCGGGTCCGAGCGCATCGAACAGCGCGAAAACAGCATCGCGCATCGCTTCCCAATTGGGCGGGCGAGGGTACAGCGCGTTGCCGTCGAAGTCGTTCAGGGCCGTGTTCGACGTAGGCGAATCGTAAGTCAGTTCGGTGTTTGGGCCTACGATAGCAGCGCTCGCAATCGTGCGCGCTTCGTAACCTCCGCGCGCGTACGAAGTACCGACGTAGAGAAGCACGGCTGAACCAACGAGCGCCGTTTGATCGCCCGCGACGGTGATCTTATCGGTTGACGCTGACACGCGCGGGAATGCGCTCGTGAACGGAAACGCATACGCGCTCGATTCAGTGACGCGAATATCAACGTCAACGTCGCTCGTTGTTGGCGTCATAATCACAACGTTGTCAGAGCTCATCGAAGCCGGTCGACGCGCGACGCCGTTCGTTAGCGGCGCACCTGTTTCATCAACGACGCCGTCAAGGTAATCGTTGATTGTGTCGATCGTAGGGCCACTCAACAACCTTGTGTTTGTCGTACTGTCGCCCTGCGCAGGTCCGACGCAAACAACGGTCACGGCGCCGAGTGTATCAACGCCGTACGTGGGGTGGTACAGCGGGAAAACGAACGCGTCTTTGACACCACTGACGCCGCGCACCCATTCTCGCCACTCAGCGCGGTTGCCGACACCGGGACGTTCAGCGCGGTTGTCCGCGATGCGCTGCGCATAGTCGGCGTCGAGTTCTTCATCGTCAGCGACAACGTCAACGCTGGTGACTGTGGCTTGCAACGCAGTGACGTTCGTAGGCAATGCGTCGAACATCAACACGGCGTCGACGGGCAAGTTGCTGTCAGTGCCAGCGCGCGCCGCGGTGATCGCGAGCGTGAACACACCCGAGCCGTTGACGGAAGCTGTGCTCGCGTCGGGCGTGTACGACAGTCCTGACGCTGAACGGAGCGTGCGCCCGGTGAACGTCGCCGTTGTCGACGGTGTACCTGTGCCCGTGATCGTCAATCGCGCATACGTCGCAGGCTCGCGCGCAAGCCCGTCTGTTTCGCCGTGGCGATTGATCGCGTCTTTTGACGCTCCTACCGGGAGAATGTCGCGCCCAACTGCACTCGCTCGCGCTTCGAGCGGGAGCAAGTTCAACGCAATCGCGCTCGCGAGAAACCACGCGCGCGAGCCCGGAACGGTCGACAAGTCGAGGTTCTTCGCTCGGTACTCGGCGCGCATGTCTTCGAGCAATTGCGCTCGAATCTCATCAAAAGATCGTGCCACTTAGGACCTCCAATCGATACGCACTCTGTCACGCAGCTGCGTATCGTAGAAGTCGACCACAGCGCCAACAGAACCGCGCGAGTACACGCGCGCGCTGACGTTCACGCGCTCGATTGCTCTTAGCGCTAGCAACGGTTGCAACGCGTCGCGCACAGCATCCTCTACGTCAGCTTCTCTGCCGGGGTAGATCGTGGTGAAGCGTGCGAAGTCTAGCCCAACTTCGCGCGCGTACGGGAGTGATCCTTTCGGCGTCGCGAGCAAGTTCAGCGCCGCAACCGTTGAGGGACAGTCACCGGCGTGTTCAGCACCGGCAAGCACGGGTTGACCGTCGTTGTCAACGCGTGTTTCGAACGCGTAGTATTCCAACGGTGACGGCTTGACTACTGACGCTGTCATGTGATTGTACCGCCGAGTTGCTGAGTTGTTGCCGGTGCGACGCAGTCAACGGTAGCACCGACGTTGTTGACGTATCGTTGCAAACCGCCGCCACTAACGTTGGTAGTGACGACGCCGTTGTTGATTAGGTGTGTCAGTATTCCCTGACAGTAGCACTTAATCTGAGCCGCGAGCATCGAGCGTATTGCGTTGGGCGTTGACGACAGTGCGTCAGGGTGCATCCCAAGCGCGGCGTGACCTTCCGCTTGCATCGCGGCGAACACTTCGCCCGCAGCTCCCGTGACAGGTTCCGTAGCGCACTGCCCTATTGTGATCGTCACGTGTCCCTCACTTTCACATCGTTCGAACCCTGACCTACTGCAATTGAGTCGGTGGCGTTCGATGCCGTTGCGCTCAATGCGTACGGGCCAGCTGTGCCCGTGATCGTGTGCGTGTGCCCCGTTGTTGACGACCCTTCGTGCGCAACCGGTTTGTTGCCACCGTTAACAATCACGGCGCGCGAACTGTTGGTGTCAATCGTCACATCACCGTTCTTAGTAATGCGAACACGCGCGTTGATGTTCGACGGCGCCGAACCGTGCATCATCGTTTCGCCGCTTGCTAGGTCCGACTCTGTCAGCACGGGTAGCGACTTGTCGATAACGAGCAACACGATAGCGTCGTCGCCATCACGCATAACGACGGCTTCTACTTTGCTCGTGTTCGAGTCTTGCGCCTGTGGCCTAGCTGCGAACCCAAGTTGCTGTGTAAACTCAGCTTGCGCAACTTGCTCGCCATCGTCGGGCGCATCGTTAGAGTCGTACGCCACGAACGAAACCAGTAGTGATCTAACCTTAGTCGCGAGTGTTACCGCACGCACTCGAACGAAGTCGACGATACCACTACCACCGGCGGGTTCGCGCTCACCAATGTCGCGTGCTGACGCTCGTTTAGCTGGTCGCACTAGCTTTGCTCCGGTTCGAGGTAGATAGCTCCGCGCGTACCGAGTGTGATTCGCGTTTCTTGATGACCTTGTCGCGACCCACTGTACTTCACGTCAGTAATCAGCATGTGTTCATCGATATACGCGCGACCGTCGTACACACGGGCCATTGTGTTTAGTGCATAGTTGACAGTAACGCCGTTCACTTGTTGCGAGTGACCCCTCACCGTGACTTCGTAACGACGGAAGTCTTTCATCGAGCGCGCGATTACAGCGCGCGCCGCTTGCTCACCTGTCCTCGGGTTGATTGCGCGCTTGTCGTGCAAGTGTCTCGGGTGCGGGGGTAGCGGCTGCGCAACACACGGAAACCGGGACAAGTCATCGTTAGTGAATACTTGCCGTGTTGCCGTTGGGCGATGCCACGGCGCAGCTGACGTAGTCGCAACACCGCTTTGTTGCAGCCTAGCCGCGTCTCTCGCGGCGCGTTGTCTGTACTCACGCGCAACCGCAGCTGGTGTGTTCGCCGTCGAGTTCAACGAGAGGTGCATACCACCGTATTCCGTCTCGCTCCACAGCAAGAACTCTCTTGCGTTCAAGCGAGAACGCGTGCGTGATGGCAACTGATCGCCACGCGGTGCGCGCCCGTACGCGCTAACCTGGGTTGGAATGTTGCGAATCTGTGCGCTGTAGTGAGATTCAAGAATGTTGCTGGTAGCTGTTACAACGCGTCGCGTTGAGTCCGTGAACCTGCGCTCAAACGTGAAGACAGGGTCACTGTCGTACGCCGGTTTATCCACAACGAGAACGACGTTTTGCCCGGTGCTTTCCGGGGCGAGCCACACCATGAACCCTAGCTTGTCAATCATGCGCTGCGCAAAGTGCATGATCGTCTCGCCTTTTTCGGGGCGCGTGTTCGTGCGTACTACGTTGTTGCGCCGAGTGGTGCCGTTTCCGTTGGTTCGGCGGCGAGCTACGCGGCCCTCCAACACCGGCGCAGCATCGGCACCTGACGCAGTTACAACGCTCACTCCAACTTGAGCGAACAACGTTGTTAGCGCCTCGCTAAGAGGTTTGTTGCGCACGTCCGTAGCTGGGTGTACATCCCAATCAACCGCAAGCGCAGCTAGGTCACGCCCACTCATCACAAGTAGCGCGCCGTCTTTACGGTTCACGGGCACGTCAATTGTCTCGATCCAACCCGTGTACACGACCTGTTCGTTAATCTCGAACGCAATACGGTGACCTAGTTTCGTATCGAGAACTAGCGCGCGCCACGCGCTTTCATCGATATCGCTAGACCACACAGAGAACGTAAACGCGGTGCCGATGGTGTGCATCGACAAGTCAATGTCGTATCGGCTGAACGACTCAATCACGCGCCCGGTTTCGATGATGCGAAGTTTGAATGATTCGGTCATCGTCACACCATCGGTGCAATCTCTAGCCGTGTTCCAGCTGGGATACGAGCGGCGTTACTCAAGTTGTTCGCTTCAACGATTCTGTGCGTCTGACCAGCGTCATTGTACACCCTCGGGTCCGCAGCGACTTCCCAAACTGACATGTCCCTTGGCGTGACGTAAACCGAGGACGCACTCACCGTAAGATAGTGCGTTCGCACATCGAGCACTGAGTTTCGTAGCGACGACAACGCTCTGAACAACTCGGCGTACTCGACTGCGTATACCGAGTTGTTCAACAACGTTGAGTTTCCGTCGATGACACTGAGCATCGCAGTAATGCTAGCCTGCACTTCGCCGCGCGTACGTTGTTGCTGTTCGAGATACGACAACTCACTCGAAACTGTATCGCTCGTTGCGACGTAGCCAGTAGGCGCTACGCGTGCGCCAGTCTCGCCCGCAGCTGTAGCGTCAGCAACGCTCGCACGGCGTGCTACAGCGTCGGGCGTGTTGCGCGCGTCGTTGCGAAACAGTAGTAGCGCGCTTGTCGAATCGCTACCGATCTTAGACCACCGGAACGTCAACGTAACGCCGTTGCGTTTCAGTGAGTCTACTTCGTAGCCCCACTCGCCAATCCCAACCTTCATTACACCCTCTACAGGGTGAATCAATTGACCACCTACGCGCTTCGACTTGAACTTGTTGCGCAGCTCGTTGAACCTTCGCGGAAACAACTCGACGCCTTCCCAGCCGCGAAGGTTGTTGTAGAACGGCACACTAAACGAACCCTCTTCGCCGTCGTGCCCGGCGTCGTCGATATCGCGCCCGTCTTGCGCGAGCCCTGCGCGCTTCACGATTGTGTTTGAGTCGGTAACGGACTGAGTCGAAACCGGGAACTCAATGCCTTCGAACGAGGCGCGCATCAATCGTTTCAGAACGTCAGCCACGGTTCACCTCGTGTGTTGCCCGTTGTTGGTACTGTTGATGTGTGCGGCTGCGTGCGGGTCAATGTTGACGTTGACACCCTGATCGCGCCACGCTTGCGCAAGTTGATTGATAGACTGTTCTGACAGATTTAGCGTCAGTGCGCCGCCGTTATCGGCGCCTAGAATAGACGCAACGTTTCTATCACGAGCTGCAATAGAGCGCGGTGACATTCCGAAGTTTCCGGTTTGTCGCATCGTGTCTAGCGAACGTTGGTGACGCATACTCGCGGCGTACGCACCCTCTTCATCCGTGAGCCGTTGAGTTAGAGTAGTACCGGTGCGCGCGTTGTGCTCGTCGTTAACTTGATACAGTGCGGCGCCGGTCATCACCGCAGCTAGCCCGATTCCACCGGCGAGCCCCATTCCACTCAACCCGAATGCGCCCCGCGCGGCGCCCGCCGCGGCACCACTGCCGGAAAGAACACCGCTAACGGCACCAGGGGCGCCCCCAGCGGCACCGCCGCCCATGCCGCCCATCCCCCACTGAAACACACCGATGCGCGCCAAGAAACCGCCGCCGAACGCGCCGCCCAACGCGGTGAATGCTGACGCGGTGAATGGGTTGCTAGATTGCCACGTTGCAAACTTGTCGCTCAACACGACAATCGCATTCGAGTTGTCGCGCAGTGCGTCTCTGTTTTCCTGTTGCGCGCGAACGAGAGTGGTTGTGTCCTCTTGCGCGCGGATACCCTCAATCGTTCGAAGTTGTTGAGGGTCAAGCTCTGAGTTCATAATAGCGTTGCGACGCTGCAACACGTCAGGTCCAACGGCCATTACGTTAGACAGGGCTTGAACAAGCGGTGCGTTCATTACTTGATTGCGACCACCGGCGTTCTTCGACCAGTTACCACGCGCGCCCATGACGTTCGCGAACGCGTTTACATCCCCGCCGAACGCAGCTGCGATCGTTGACGCAAACTGCGTAGGGTCTTTCGCCTCATCGCGCAAAGACCATCGCCCGGTGCGCTGGTCTTGCTGAAACAACGAGTTCATCGTTGCGAGTCCGCCGCGGTCACGTGTGTTCGTGAAGTGCTCCGTTAGTCGGGCGTGCATCAAACCTACGCGTGCATCGCTGTCGAAGAACCGTTCAAGCCCTGCGAGTCTGTTACCGCTTGTGCCCGCGCGCGCTCCTACAGCGGCTTGAATCTGCAAGTTCGCGAAGAACCTCGCTACCTCAGAACGCGCGATGCGCTCGCGTTCAGCCGGGTCTGAGACACCAGCCTGTGACGACGCGACAGTTTGTGACAACGAACTCAGCGCTTGTTGGCTGACTTCGCCCATCGATACGGCGCCGGAAAAACCAGCTGCGATAGCTTGCCGTGTCGCGGCAAGTGCTACGCCCGAACTCATCCCGCGTTGTTGCATAGCGCCGAAAAAACGCGCTGTTTCAACGGGACTGTTGCCGGTGAGTCTACCCAATCGCGTTGCTTCGAGTAGGTTACCGACTGCGGTGTAACGCGCACGCCGTCTCGCATCACCTGTTTCACCTTCACCGGCGTCAGAGATGACAGAGAAGCGCGTTTGCGCTTCATTGATTGCAGGCGCGATATCCTCTTCGCGCATACCGTGTTGTCGAGCGAACCTCAACACGTAGTCACGCAACGAGCGCGCTTCACCAATGTCGACGCCCGACGACACAGCCTGCACAAACGCGTCGTTCAGACTCGTCTCTGTGTTAGCTCTCGCCTCGCGAGCGCCCTGCACTTGCCCGTGCATGTCGCGCGCGTACTCACGAACGGCGCCAATAGCGTTGAACGAGACGTCAGCACGTCTCGTTCTATAACGTCCGTTGCCGTACGGGCCGCGCCCGTCTCTCGAACCGCCGCCGCCGTTGCTGGCGCGCTGTTCGTCCTGCATTCGGCGGCGTTGTTCTTGCGCTTTGATGCGCGTGATGTTCGCTTCGCTTCGCGCCTTAATCTCTTCAATCTGAGCCGTACGCCGCGCATCTCGAACAGCTGCGTTGTCAGCGTCTCGGTCGCGCGCGCGTTGTTCAGACCGCGCAACATTGGTGATGCGCTTCTGCGACGCAGCCGTCACAGACTCATTAGCTTGCGCGAGTCGGCGAACGTTGAGCGCAAGCGTCGCGTACTCTCTTGCAAGTTCGCGCAAGCTAGTTTTCTGTTGCGCTACAGCTCTTCGCGTCGCTTGAACAAGTGTGTTGTTTGCACGAACGGCGTCGCGAACAACACCGTCAAACGCGCGCCGAATGTCGGCACCGTCGGCGTCGAGTCTGATACGTGCTGCGTTCGCGTTCGCCACTGTTAATCTCCGCGTAGCAAGTCGTCGAGTTCAAACATACCACCGCGAACTAAGCGGTGAGCGATCATGTATCCGATGAGGGTTGCCTCATCAGCTTCGCTAGCCGGTCTGCCAGTGAGACAATGATGTTTCTCAGCGAAGACGAATCGTAATAGCTCAATGCGACATGCGGGAGTTGCCCTTTTCCCAGGGCCGAAACAACCTCCTCAACACCCGCGTCGTCGAGTGCCTTGACCGGTGAACGCTCCTCTTGAAACGACAGCCACGCGTTGAAAAAGAACGTCGCCGTTGACGGCTCGAAGTACAAACGAACTTCGTTCGCCGTGGCGGCATACGTCACTTCGATGTTGTCGGCGCGGCGCATACCGCGAAAGAGAACTTGTGTTTGAATCTCGTTGTTGAGAATCGCTTGCCCCTCTTCTGTTGCAAGCAACCAATCTTCGAGTTTCTTCACCTTCGTAATGAAGTCGAACGCAGCTAGCCGCGCTTCGAGAAGTTCGTGCACGCTCAACGCGACGACGGCGACGCGCGCGTTCGGGTCCGCTTCGTCGTACCCTGGGAAGGTCACGAAACGGTGCGGTCGCTTGCGCGAACCGAACAGCCGCGCGAGCGGTGACACACCGTCGTCGATTGCGTCAGCGGCGAACTTGTCCGCGCGTTCGACGGCTTGTTGCGTGGTGTTCTCTGCGGGCTTTGCCTTGCGTGGTCTCGGGTCCATCGTACAGACAGAACCACGCAATCACGCCACGCTCAAGTAGCAGGCACGGTCAACGGCGGTCCAACGAGCTTGCCCGTGAAACTCACGTTCGCGCCGCTGGGCGAGTTGACCGTGGTCTTGATGTTCGTTCGAGTGAAGCGTCCCTCGACTTCGTAGCGAACCGTCGCGATCTGAACGGAGCAACGCACGTCGACGTGTCCCGTGGTCAACGTCATCCAATCCTGTTCGAACCCGTCAGCGGGGATCGCGTTCTCGAACGACAGCGACACCTTGTCGACACCGTCAGAGAACCCGGCGAAACCTTCGGCGTTCGTCATCACCTCTTGATCGCCGCTCTCACCGTCGAACCCAACGTCACTCGCCATCGCGACGAGTACGCCGCGAAGGTACACCCGCCCCGGCTTTGCGAATCTGCGCATGTTGATAGCTCCTGTTGAAAGTGTGTGCGCTAATCAAAGCGCAGTTCAGAACCCGCCCAGCTGTCGAATGTTCGCGCCGAACTGGTGCGCACCCGCGGGCACGTAAACGGGCACCTCCATGTTCAGACGTGAGCGCGGAGTGGTCGCGCGCTCAACCTTGAGTTCGTCGAGGTGATCGTCTACCTCAACGACGTAGCCTAGGCCTTCGTACGTCTTGAGTTCTGCGTAGATGAAGCCGCGCACGCCCGCGGGCGTAATCACGTTCGGCGCCGTGCTCGAATTCGGCCCATCGTTGTCGAGGTTCTTTCCGCGGAAGTTCACCGCGATTGCGCTCGACAGCTCCGTTGCGACCTTCACGGGCACAGTCACCTCGGTCGTGTCAAGCACGCCGTAAAACAGCCCGCCGGAGCTGTTGCGGTGCTTCGTCGTGATCGACCGCGCCACCATCACGAAACCGGGCACGTCGAACGACGGAACGAGCGGTGTGACACCGTAGTTCAGCGCGGTTTCAACCTCGGTCGGAGTGGGGTAGTCCGACTGCGATTCTTGAACCGGAATGCGGTTCAAGTTCAGCCCGTCGAGATTGACTTGCGGCGCGTCAGCTTCACCGCTTCGCGTGCCGTCACCACACAAGCGCGCGCACGCGAGTTGCGCTGCGATGACACCGGGCAACCGCTCCGCGTTGTAGTGCCACGCGAGTTGCAGTAGCGAGTTGTTCTGTCCGCTCGTCAGCGCGAGCGCGCCGACGGTCGCGGTAGACAAGTCGGTCACGCACGCTGCGATGACTTGCTCCCACAATTGAATTGTGGGGCCGAACTTCGTCGTTACCTGCGCCATGATCGTAGTCAGCGGCGCCGCGGTGTCGTACGGCACCGCGATACGGTGCCACCGCTCCGGCAACAGCGCCGCGAGTGCGCTCGCGAGCGTCGTTGTCTCTGTGCCCGCACCGGCGCTCGCGAGCGTGGCGGCGCCAAGTGTGAACACCGCCGTCGCCACGGTTGCAGTGAGCGAGCCCGTGCGGAGCTTGTACGTGGTGCTTCCGTTGACGACGTCGACGCGCGTAGTGATGCGGGTGAAGCGCTCGCCGTAGCACTTCGACGTCAGCGTGATCGTAGCCACTGCAACCGTGGCGTACACCGGAAGCTCCGTGACGTCGTTGATTGCCTGCGCGATCATCTGCGCCGCGGTCGCGAGCGCCGTGCTTGCTGGGATGTTCACCTCGATTGCGCGCCCGTCGATGCGCACGCGCACAATCAAGTCAGCCGTTGGCGCGGTGCCAGTGAGGGCAAGCGTTGTCGTTGCTTGCGTCGAGCCTGCGGCCTTGCCGACTGCAACGCAGTAGAGTTGCACATCGGGGTTGCGATCGATCGCAGCGACCGCCATTGCGTACAACTCACCGGGGCCGTACTTCGCGAGCGCGTCTGACTTGCTCGTGCACAGCTCCGGCGTGTCGAGCGCCGCGGCGCCCGCTGAGTAGGTGTACGTTTGCGCGCCGACAGTTGCGGTCAGGTCGCTTTCGATCTTCTGCCCCATGAGCAACAGTCGCTCACTGGCGCCACCGCTTGACGTGCCAGGACCTCCAAGCACGATGTTCAAGTTGATTCCCGGCGTCTTTCGCGACGTCGAAAGACCGTCAATCACGATCGTCATGTTTCATCTCTCCGCGTTGTGTTGAAAACGTGTGCTTGCGCGCGAGCGGCGCCGCTCACTCTTCGATGAGTTCGAGATGCCCGCGAACGATCGCTTTGCGAATCTGCGGGTGATCCGTGACTTGCTCGCCGTCGGGCATTGACTCGCCGGTGTGCGAGTCAATGCCGACCATGCGCCCCGGAGCAATCGAACCGTCGTCACGGATGAACGGGACAAGGGCGCCGTTCACCGGCTTCACTGTGATCTTTTTCGCCATCGTTTTTCTCACTCTTTCATTACGTCGAGTTCGACGCGCACATCCGGCGTAATGACGTCTGTGCCGTCGTCGTACAGCCCGACGCGCTTGATGATCGTGTCCGTGTCTGTGAACTCAGTTGCATCACCGTCGAACGGTTCAGTCAACGCGGCGTCGTCGAGCACGTGCGCCGCCGTGACCGTCACGGCGAGCACGTACACCACACCCGGTTGAACTAGGTACGGCTCTACACCGACAACGCGCAACGGCTGGTCTTGATACGTGTTCGCGATGCGCAGGTTGTTCAGCGCGTTTGCAACTGCACTGGCGCACGCGTACGCACCGACACTCGCGGGCGTAACAGCTTTGACAGCATCACCGGGCGCGCGTGTATCGCTCGTTGCGACGAACACAATGAACGATGACACGGCCACAGCTTCGACGAACCCGGCGGCGTCAACGCTTTGTTCGTCAGGGTTAGACTTTACGTCTGTACCTTTGAACGCGACTAGCGCCGTTGGCGTTGTCGGAACGATCGCCTTCGAGAGAACATCGATTGAGTCTAGTTCACCTTGCCAATGGGCTACGCGCCTGAACGGTTTCGACAGCGACACAGTGTCGCCGCGCAACTTCAACACTGCGTCTACGATCGCCCTCGCCGTATCACCAATGAAGTCGTTCACGCGTTCAACCTCCGCACAGCGCGCGTAATACCGTCGTTCATAATGGCTGCAATCTCACCTTGCATTCTGCGCAGTGCAGGTCGCAAGTACGCCCATGATCGATAGGTGACTCTGTTTTCAACGTAGATGGCATACTCAGTGTCCGCGATAACTTCGGCGGTGAGTGTGCCACGTGTGAATGAACCAGTTGCTCTCTTGCCTTTGATAGACTTTTCGAGCTTGCCAGTTCTGTTGCGAAAGACGTGGTTCTCTTTCGCATCCTCCGCGACACGACGAGCGGCGCGCGTCAGCGCGTCTCGCATGTCGCCATCGACAGAACGAGCGACGCCGACATTGAGTGCGCGCCTGATAGATCCAACGTCGATTGAAACGCGTAGCGCGATCAATAGTCGCTCCCATCACTCCCGTCAGTGGTCACGCCAAACTTGCGAACTTTGTCGCCGTTGTCGTCAATGACGCCGCCTAGTCGAACGTCATTGAACGTCGGACCTGTACCGCCGTTCGCTTGCGTAAGACGAGCTTGCAGCCCTTCGCGGTAACGTTTGAGCTGCGCAAGCGCGTCGTCATACCCGCGCCGAAAGGGTCCGTCGAGTGGTGAGTATCGGACGGCTTCGAAAAGAGCGATTGCAACTGCGCAGCTCTTCACTACCGCGTCGAGCGTACCGCCGTTGTTCGTGAACCCGTCAGGATACGCGCTCACGAGTTCAGCTGCTACGGTGCTCTGCGCAACTTCGATTGCGCTCGATAGAGCTGCGTAGTCGTCGCCGTCGACTTCGTTGACAACGCTGTCACCGTCTCTGTCGAACAACTGTACCCACGTAGCAGCGTCAACGCGCTTGCGCAGGTCCGCGGCTGTGATCGTAACGTCACTCGGGTTCACTTCACACCGTCCGTGTAAACGTAGTCGGCGCCGTGTTGGAACAAGCCCAAGTCACGCGCGTCCATGCGTTCGCCTAACGCGTAAGCAAACGCCCCACTGCCGGGGTAGAACAAGTCGCCCCGCGCGATCGCTACGCGGGGTCTTGCGGGGCTCGCGACGTGTTGGACGGGCGCAGGTGCTACCGACGCCGTTACGGGCACTGTTGGCGCCTTTACGCGCCTTCGTGGTGTGCGCTGCTTTGTCACGTGCGTTGCCTTTGCTGGGCGCCGCACGCGCTCGCGCGGCGCGTTGGGCCGGTGCGCGGGAGTCGAACCCGCGAGAGTGCCGCTCGCGCTCACTCACCGGCGATCGATCACGCGATGCACGATTCGAACAGGTAACCGCCGTCGCCTCCCGCGATGACCTTCTCTGCGTCGGCGTGGGTGACCTTCACCCAAACACCGCCGGAACGACCGGGCGCGCGGTCGAACCACGTTTGCACTGCGAACGCGGGGGTGGCCGGGTCCGACAGCCGGAACGTGTAGCCGAACGTGCCCGTTTTCTGCGGGCTGGGAGACTTCTCGACGCGAATGAACGCGGCGCTCTTCGGGTTCCACACGCGCGAAAGCGAAACCGAGTCACCTTCGTTCGCTTCGTTGAACCTCGCGTGCGGAACGATCACGCGTTCGACTTCGAACAGGTCGGCGAGCATCGCTTCCGTCGGGCGCATGTCCGTTGCACCGAACTTCGTTGCGGCGCGCGACTCGATGTACGCGCGCAAACGCGTGTTGCTTTGCAGCGCGCGAAACGTGTCGAGTCCGATCACGGCGACGTTCGGGCGAACGAGACACGTGTCGAGCGCCATCTGCACTTTCTTGACCGGGTCGCTGCTCGCGTTGTCCCACTGATCGGCACCGGCGAGCGTCGCGTGGTTCGAAGCGTAGTTCGCGGCGTCGAACACGATGTCAGAAACGCGCACCTCGCGAGCGAGGTAGAGAAACGACATGATCGTCTCTACTTCGATCATCTGCGGGTCGAGCGGCGAGTCCGCGTTGTTGATGGTGCTCTGCGAAACGAAACCCATCAAGCCGTAGTCCTCGGTCGCGTATTGCGACTTCGACAACGACGTGTTCGCTTCACCGGGGCGACCGCGCTGCGATGCGATGTTCGTACGCGCGATGTTGAACGCGCGGTACTTGTCGTGCACCCAGTACTTGTCGGACTCTTTCTTGACCGGCAAGACAGGCAACACGTCGTCAGCGATCATGTCGTCATTCGAGAACCCGACGGCGAAGCCACTCAGGGCTTGCTCGATGTGAACGTCTGACGGGCCAATGCCCATGTTCATCGCGTGCGCAACACCAGGGTCGAACTCGCCCCTGTGCGCGAGTTCGACTTGCGCAGCCGCGAGCGTCATTGCGTTTCGGCTCATCTCTTATGTGTCCCTTCAACTTGAATTGATGTGAGCGGTGAGTGCGTCACCGCGCGACGTCGTTGCGGGCTATCAGCCCTGAATCGCTCCCATGCTGACGAGCACGTTCTGCGTTTCGTCAGCTGCGGTTGCGGCGCTGTACGCGATTCCCACGATGGCGCAGTTCGTACCCGCAGCGGGCGCCGCGGCAATCGCTTTGCCGCTCGCGTCGGTCGTGAGGTACGCGCCGCGCGAGAACGCGGCGCCACTCGTGACAGGTGCGACAGAACCACTCAGCGCGACGACGACGTTCGCACCGTCGACGGCGGTGTTCAGCGCAACACCAACGATGTTGCTCGTTGGCGACGCGCCCGCGCACTGCGCGACCTTGTTGTTCGCACTGCCGACCTTGACGATGCGACCCGCGGTGATCGCGCCGTCAGCGACCATGACCCGAAACGGTCCGAGCGCGCCGAGAAGCTCCTGCGGTGCGATGAGAACGCCGATGACCGAGCCCGAGCCCGCCGCGGATTCCATCGCGATTCCAACGAGCGCACCGGGCGCACCGGTGTTGCCCGAAACGCCGGTGATGCGCCCTGACGTCGTCGATGCGCGCACCAATGAACCTGCGGCGATCGCGCCGTCAGCGGTCATCGAAACGATGCTCTCGAACCGCGCGACGTCGATGTGTTGCCCTGCGCTCTTCGCGTGCAACGCAACACCGATCACCGGGTGATGCGCGGGGCTCATCGCGATCTTCACCGTGTTCTCACCGGACAGGTACACCGGCGAGTATTGGGTGATATCCTCACCCGCGAGCATGGGAAGGGTGTCATCGTAGTCGACTCTGCGCAAGCTGGTCGTCATGTCTCATCTCTCCGAGCTACGCGCGCAGTGCGCGCGAGTTGAACTTGAATCCGTGTGTCTACGTTGGGTTGAATTCGTGTGCCGCGCGAGCGCGTTCAGTTGGCGGGGACCGCTTTGTCAGCGGCTTTGTACGCGTCCGAATTCGGCACAGCGGGGTCACCGCGCCGCCCGTAGCGCGCCGGGTCTTTCTCCGCGAACTCGCGCGCCTTCATCGTCACGCGTTCAGAACGGGGCGCGACGGCGGGGATGTTCGCGTCGTTGCCCGCGGGTTTCGGGTCCGCGCCCGCAGCGTTGCTGCTGAGTGCGGCGCGTTGCGCGTCGGTGATCTTCGCGTCCGTCGTCGGTGCGGCTGCGTTGCGCTTCATCAACGCAGCCTTCGCGTCATCGCGTCGCTTCGTGAACAGCGCGCCGAACATGTTGGCATCCTGCATGTGGAGCTTCACCGCGGCTTCGCGCGCACCGTCGTTGTCGTCGATCAACTTGAGGTCAACGAGCTCCGCAACGGCGCTCGTCGCAAGCTGTCGTTGCGTCGTCTCGCGAAGTTCGACGAGCTGTGCGGTTGCGTTGCGCGCAGTGTCGCGCATCTCCGCAACGACACTCGGCGCGTTGTCCGCAGTGAGGTCGTTGCGCCCCGTCGCGACGCGAAGTGCGGTGATGAGTTTTTCGAGCTGTTCCATCGCGTGTGTCTCCGTTGTTGATGCGCCGCGCGTGTTGTTCGCGCTCGCCGTGACTTCTGCCATACCGTCAAGAAACGGTCTGTTTGTCAACGCGCCCGAGAGAAGCATAGGCCCCACTCGTTCGCCAGTGGCGCCGTCGATTGCGTTGAACGCGACCGTTGGCGAGAAAAAACGATAGCGTTTCGCGCGCACGAGTGACAAGCCCGGTTCGAGCCATTCAACGAGCGCCCACAGCCCGCGGTCACCTCGGTTGTCGAGGTCGACAATCCAACCCGTTGCGGGTGCGCCTGACTGTGCAATTGAACCATCACCCGGCGGAGCTTCGGTAGCATGTTCGAAGTCAACCGGAACGGCTTGATTCTTTGTGCGTCGAAAGTTGTCGATGATGCGGTTGAACACGTTCGAATTGAACTCGAACGGTCCTGCTGAGTGACCGCGATACACTCCAACGCGCGCTACCTGAATCCACGAACGCGGGGCGTTCGCGATGTGCGCAGCTGCCATCGTTGCAGTGGTGTCAGCGGTGTTTGGCTGCTCAATCGTAGCGCCGTCGATACACAGCGCCTCGCATCGCGTTCTCACTGTCATTGCTCGCTCTCTTTGTCTTTCTTCTCTGTCTTACCGAACGGCTCGACTGGTTTCGTTTCGACACGCTTGACCTTGTCGTGCGTGTCTTTGACTGTGCTCGGGTCCGTGTTCGTTGGAATACCGGCGGCGTCAACTTCGACGGGCTCACGTGGCACAAGCACGGACTCACCTTGTTTCGCTTCCGGGATGTTCAATTCGTCACGCACCCATGATTGCGGGATGTTCAAACCGGCTTCGGCGAGTGTCTTCACATACTGCGCAAACTGCACTCTGTCTTTGTCTGGCGACACGTCAAGAATGAGTTGTGGTACCGGCGCATCAGGGCCGTAGTTGTATCGAACGGCCGGTGCTAGCAGCTGGTACGTTAGCGCCTCGCCCAACACACGCGCGTCCCATCGAGCGATTAGCAACTGTTCGTCCTGTTGCGTGTCGCCCAGCGCGCGAGCGCCCAACTTACCGGGGTCTGTTGTGAGCGTACCGCCAAGTACAGCTTTGCTTATCTCCGCGTTGATGAGTGCAATCAACTTCTCGTGCAAGTCTTGATAACCAGCCGCGATGTTCACGAACTCTGCTCTGACAGTGTCGGGCAACACTGCGAACGCTGCACCTGTCCATTCTTGCATCGCATAGTGCAAGTCTTTTACGTGGTCAGGTGTCGCCGCCGGAAGTGCGTTAGCGCGAACTTCCGGGTTCGCACCGCCGGTTCCAAAGTAACCGATGCGCCCCGGTCGCCCAGCAAGCTCCGCAAACGCCATCCAATCGCGCATGGTCCATCGCTTGAACAGCGCGAACCACTGTACGATTCGCCCGATGCCCTCGCGCGTCGGGTACTCACCTCGCGACGTCGGGCGATGCACAACGAACTTGCCCGCCGGGTATGCGCTGAGTGGCGTACCTGGGTACATCGTGTGTTTGCTGGGTTGCCCTGTCTCGTCGTACAAGTGCAACTCCCAATTCATCGCGGCGTAACTCAATCGGCGCGGGTGAATCGGTAGAACCGTTTGCGGAACAAAACCTAGCCCCGCTGTTTCACCCCACATCAATTCAACCGCCGAACGGCCGTGATAGATTGCGCCCAGCAAGTGCAATAGAACTTGCGACAAGTGCGGGATACCTTGCACTAGTTCTGTGCAGAATCGCGCAGTCTCTTTCGCGAGAGCTTTCTTACGTGTCGTGTTAGTCGGCGTGACTTCCCAACGCGCGCTAGCTACTCGCGACGAACGCTTGAACAGAACAGCTGACAAGTGCGGGTCAGCTGCGTGTAACTCATCGAGCAAGTCTGCGTAGGCGCTCATACGCCCAAGGTCGGCGTTGCGGTTGCACGTTGTGATGTATTGCGGCGAAAGCTCACTACCGGCGCGGCGTTGATACTTTTCCGTCCATGGCGGCGAACCATCGCTTTCGCCCCCAGGCTTACCGATCGCACGAGCACGCTTGACGCGCTCAGCGAAGACCACGGCTTGCTGCTCTTCTACCAGCGAAACAGTGGCGTCCGTCGCCGGGTTGCTTGCTGACGCATTACGTGTTCGTGTACCGCGCTTCATCGCCGAAACACTAACACGCGAACGCGCAACCTAGTCAACGACGCCGCTCGTTCGCGAAAGTGCGCACGTAGGTTTCGAGCGCGGTCAACCTCGCGTTGATTGCGTCAGTGTTGGACCGCGTCTCGCGCTCTTCTGACACGCGTTGCGTCTCGATGATCGCAACGCGTTGTTTCAGTTCAACGAGTTGTTGAGTCATCGCCCGCATGTCAGCGCGCATCTCTACACTGTCGCGACCATACTGCGCGCGAAACTCGGTCACGTTCGCGTCGAGTCGCCCTAGCCCCATCGCGGCGCCGACGAACACCGCGCCAACGGTGACAACCGTTGCGATTGTCTTGATCGTTTCCGCGCTGATTGAGCCCGGTTGCGAGCGTTCATGCGCGGCCTTTTCGTCGTCGCTCATGCCGTAGTGTTCGACCACACGACGGGGCGCCGTCAACTGTTAGCGATCCGCAAACGAGCACGTCGCTTGAATCGCCGCGGCTGTGGTCGCGCTCGCGATCATCTCTACGAAAAGCGACGCGCCGCTGTATACCCTGATGCCCGGTGAACTTTCGGACGTGAAAGCGCCGACGCCGACACCGGGCACGTTCGCCAACGACGTTAGCGCGACGTCGATGACACGCGCAACGATGAGACTGACAGAACCGGTAACGAGTGACGTAGCGAGTGTGATTGACTCGATACTCTTGACGCCAGTGTCACCGGCTTGCAGCTGGAACCAAACGACGGTGCCGACAACGGGCGTTGCTGGAATCTGCAACCCGCCGACTGCGGTTAGTGTTGCCGTGCGCGAACCGGTACCAGCGCTGTTCGTATACGTCACCGTAGCGGTGGCGAATGCAGCCGCATTCGTTGAAGCCGCAGTGAACAACAAACCGATCATACAGTTTTCGCCGTCGGCTGTTCCGTTAGCGTCGCGCGCCGGGAATGCAACGCTATTGATCGTTTGCGCGGTCGTCGTTGTGACTACGATACCGCTATTGATGAAAAGCAAGTCGAGTAGCCGATACGTACCCGCAACAGTGGCGCTAACCACGAAGCGAGTGAGATAGAGCGAGCCCGTCGGTGTCGGCAATGGCAGGCAACCCGCTTCGGACGAAACAGCGCGCCCCGCAACACCCGGTGTGCCTACAGTGATCGCCCCTGGTAGCCCAGCGTCTTTGAGAGTTGCGTAGCTACTGCCCGCAGCTTCCGGCGCCGTACCAGCTTTGACGATGCTGCGCACTGTTCCGGTTGCACCGGTGGTTGAACTCGAATCGGAGATAATCTCTCTACCGAGCGCATCAAAGCGCTTCCAACCCGTTCCGCGCGCATAGCTCAATGCTTCGCCGCGTTGGAGCGTGACAGAGCGAATCACGCGCGTCGAAGCACCGGCAACGCGCACTGTGAGAGTTCGGGCGCCTGTGCCCGTGTTGTAGAAGTTGACTGCGTCAAGCAAGTACGACTTACCGCTACCGGGCGACGGAACAGCTGTCACACCGGTTGCCCCGTTCGACGTAGCTGAATTGCCGTATCCCGTGACAGTGCTACCGTCGTCGTACGTAGCGCTTACGTCGCAAACAACGTCAGTGCTCGCGCCCGCGTCACACACGAATTCAAGTTTATCTGTTGCACCGACGATGTACATTGCTCACCTCGCATACGCGACGCGCTTCGCAAGTTCGTATGAACTAACTCCGCTAGAAGCGCTACCGTTATCAACCCACGTCGAGCCGTCGTATGTGTACTGGTGCCCGTCTGAATCGAGCACAACTGTGTCACCCTTCGCCGGTGACACTGGCAACGACGACACAGGTACGAAGTTCACCGGCGTATGAAACCGCCGACTCATCCAAGCACCACAGCTCGAAACTGCGCCGCCGTTGGAGCACTCGCGAACCGCAACGTCACGGTGTTTGTGTCGGTGCGTTCTACATCGCACTCAACGGTATCGTACGGCGAACTGTTGCGGTAGACGTTCACAAGCACGTCGCGCGTGCCGAGGTTGTGCGTCAACGCGAATTGCGTCGATGAACCGTCGCCCTCGTTCGCGGAGCTCTTCAACTTGCGCCCTGACCACGTCGCGAGTTTCAGCGGCGTCACGATGCGCGCGTCGTCAGTGCCCGTGTCCGTTTCAGCCTGCGTTGCAATCTCCGCGGTGCCCGCGGTCGACTCGGTCGCGCTTGGCGTAGACGCTCCGAACGACACCCATGACAACGACGTTGTTTCGAGCGTGATGTTGATAGTGTCTTGCCTCCATGCCGTGTCTGAGTTCACGGTGCCTTCGCTGACGAACACAACGGCGTTGATGAGTTCAGCCGCGGTGTTCGCGTCGAGTGCTCGCGACATGGCGACGGCGGCGCCATTCCAAACGTACACGCCGTTTTGACTCGCGCTGCTCTGATCTTTCAACAACACGCGATCGCCACTCGACAGCGCAACGCTGTCGATGCTCGCACCGGGCGACGACGTGTTGACGTTCGCAGTGCTCGCGACGCGCACGTTCGCTTTCCAATTGAGCCCTTGCACAAGGGCATCGACGTACGCTTTCGTTGCCGGTTCTTGCGCGCTCGAAGGGTCGGGCAAGTTCACGATGCGCGCAACGCCGAGCATATCGATATCGATGAGAAACTTTCGGCTCATTACGACCTCTCAGAAACAACGTGCGACGCCCGCAAGCGCCGCGTTGAAGTAGAGAACGACTTGATTGAGTGACGTATGCACAACGTCACACTCTACCTGAGAACCGCCGGTGTCCGTGACAGACACAAGCGGTCTGACGCCTAAGTTGTGGTTGACTGTCCAAGTTGTTGAGGCGCTTGATTGCGTGTGCGTGTAACCCGTGCCCGTTGGGCCTTCGTCGCCCTTCGGCCCTTGCGGGCCAACGCCGCCAACGTCAACCTCGACAGCTTCGAGCGTGCTAGGCAACACGTCGACGTCGAACGTTGATTCGTCGACGGTCACGTTCAAGTTGTCCAACACAATCTCAACAGTCATGTAACTACTCCCTCTGTAACGGGTACAACGAGCTTCGGCGTTCGCTCGTCGCGCCCGTCAGGTGAGGTGTAGCGGACGTCGCAAACGATCTGTTGCTCTATCCACTGCGCAGTTTGCGCACGCGTTGCTTTGATGACCGTGATACCGGTAGCGTCGTCGGTGCGGTCAACGTCGAGCGTGAATCGAGTGCGTGCGCCTGGAAGCATCGCGCTTGCTTCGATGGTGTACCCGCTCAAGTTGAGTTGAGCGCCGGTGCTGTCGTAACGCCGCAACGTCAGTTGCCACGTATCGCCCCGCGTAGCTGCTTTGCCGATGCTCGTTGTCACTGTTGCAGCTCCCTTTCAGAATCCATCGGGCGCGCTCGCGTCGGTCACGAAACCGACTGCGCTAAACACACCCGGAAAGACGTAAGCGCCGCCGTAGTTGAGCACATCGGCGCTCGCGAACGGTCTGTTAGGATTGAATAGCTCCGTTGGATCGATCACAGTCAACTTGTCCGCGCTCGACAGTGCGGGCGTTGTCACGGCGCCGCCGTTGACTCTGAACTTGATAACAGGTGCCTTGTCGTTGCCGATGACAACCCAAAGTTCAACAGTGTCACCGGCGCTAAACGACACCCCTGTTGTTGAGTTCACCGTGCGGAAGTTGCCGACCGCTACACAGTAGCCCGTCGCGTAAACAAGGCCCGTGCTCGTGTCGATACGAACTGCGTAGTTCGGTCCCGCAGCCCACATGTACAACGACGATGAAGCTCCGGGTTCGGGCATCGACGCTATCGCGGCCGGTGCTTCGAACTTGCAATAGAACTTCACGTACCCGAGCGGCGTACGAATAGAGCTTGTCGCAACAGTTAGCTTGTCCGCGTCGCGCGACTCGACTTGACTACCAGTGAAGACAGGCGACGTCGTAAAGTTGCCCTCTTCTACCTGACCGAAGTCAACATAGACGTCTCGGTTAGCAGCCGTGAGCCCGCCTGACGTAGAACGATTGCGAGCGTCGACAACAACGAACTGAACTGACGTGCCAACAGTTGTATTCGTCACCAGCTTTGAACGAGTCCATGCTGTAGGCGACAAACTCGACACGGCGTATTGATTCGTCGCGTTGCGCACGAATCCGAACTGTGTTTGAACAGAACCACTGACAGACTTGTGCCACACGCTACCTGCGTAGTTGCGCCCAGCCGTTGCTGTGTTGTTGAGGTTGTACACAGCACCATTGATTGTGCTCGTTGTGGTCAACCTATCAGCAACCGAGTTGCCATCGGGGCCGCTTGTGACGTCCGCCGTTCTCGTTGTGCCAGCGCTTGTCCATGATCCGCCAGTGAACAAGCGCGCGCCCGTCATAACGAGGTTGGTTCGCGCAGGCTCGACAAGCGCGCCCTTCGTCCCCGCGAGTGTCTTCGCGATGCGCAGTGTGTTGTCGGCGAGGTCATACACGACCGTGCCTGCGCTCTCGTCGTATGCCGTGACCTTTGCGTTCAAGCTCTTCGAGCGCGTCACGGTGAAGCCGTGAACGGTTGTCGCAACTCCAACAGCGTCGCCGGAAAAGTCACCGCCAACGAGATACACCATCACACCCGACGGCGCCGCACTCTGCGGAAACACTGACGCACGTGCGTTGGCGACGTTGCGTGAAAACGGATCACGCAACGTCGCCAACGACGCACCGGCAACGCGACGTTGTCTCACGTGCTCACCCCGGTCAACGCGGTCAATTCGAGTTGACCGGGCGAACCAGCGGCGCCGGTTTCCGCGGCAACAATCTTCACGTAGCGCGACACCTCGCAATCGATCGTGAGCGAGAACGCAAACTCAGTCCCGTCGGGCGGTTCGGGCAATGCGAGAACGAGCGCGTCGCAATCGAGCGCGCCCGACGCGTAGCTACCTGCGTCAACGACGGCGCGGAGGTAGTAGTTTTCGCCGTCAACCGAGTCGTAAACTTTGATCGACGCACGCCCGCCGACGGCGCCTCGCGTGTACTTGCCCAGCAACACGAGGTACTGTGCGTGCTGAACATGCAACGCCGTCGCACTGACGACGGCGTCATACGCGCCCGCAGCTTCGAGCGCTGCTTTCGTGCGCAGATTCGCCGGTGACTTGCTCTTTGAAACGTGGCTCATGTGTCGAACCTACAGCGTTCGACGCGCGCGCTCAACCATAGGCACGCGAACGCCCGCCACCACGGGCAAGCTCGTTGCGAGGAAACGCTGATGCTCGCGCGTCACGCTCGACATTCGCATCAACGAGCGCACCGGGGCGCGCAGTCGCGATAGAGACGGGCAAGCGCATAGCTGCGTTGAACGCGTGCGCAAGTGCGTCAACTTCGTCGTCACGGGGATCGTCCATGCCCGTGAACTTTCCGACGACTTCGAGAAAGTCTTCGAGCCACGGCGCCGCGTTCGGAACGAGCACAAGCCCGTTGTTCCACGCACTAGCAACGGGCTGTGCTCGTGTGAACTTGTCACCGATTGGAACGACGTAGCGAAACTGAATCTGTGCGCCGTCAGCCATTCGCGATAGAGCCGTTCTGACTGACTTACCGTCGCGAGTGAGTTCGATGTACATGGGTGCGTTTCCGTGTCTTCGCTGAAACGCGAGCGCGCACTTAGCTACTTCGTCAGGTGTCTCTTGCAAAGACTCAACTTCGAGCACGTGTGCTCGCGCTAGCGGTTTGTCATAACCGGCCCTCTCAACGTAGTCGATCGCCAACGCAACGAGTGCGCTGCGATTCGCACGTGTGCCCTTTGTACCAGCGGCGTCGAGTGCGAGCACAACGTGCGTTGGTGTTGTTGGACGCGACGTGTACCGCGCGGGGTCGCGAAACACTCGCCCCCCGCGCGGTCTCGGTTGTTGCTGATACAACGACGCGAACGCGTACTCACTGAACGCTCTGGCGCGACGCAACCACGGGATAGGGTATCGTTCGGGCCACAGCGCGAAACCGCTGTCGGAAGGCTGCAAGTCGTCACCCTGCAACGTCGGGCCGCTGCGTACCGCTGGCATCTCGATTAGCTCCCATTCACCCGCACCGTCGTTGTCAGCTCCGCGCGATTGAATCGTTCGCTTGATGCGCCCAACAATGTCGTCATCATGCCACCGCGTTAGAACGACAACGCACGAAGCGCCGGGTTGCAATCGCGTGTTAACGACGTCGGTGAACCAGTCCCACACGTCATCGCGTTTCTTCAAAGACTCGGCGTCTTTTCTGTTCTTCAACGGGTCGTCAACAATCAACAACCCTGTCACACCTTCGCCGGTCAAACCACCGGCAACGCCGCTTGCGATCAAACCGCCGCCCAAGTTCGTTCGCCAATCGTGAGCTGCGAATGACTCCCAATTGAGTTGAACATCACCCTCTTCAACGAGCTGTCGAATCTTTCGCGACTTCGCCGTTGCCTTCAACTGCGAATACGTCGTGTATGCGTTCAACTTGCCCGGTGATCTTTCGATAGCCCAAGCAACGCAGCTCATCAACGTCTCACTCTTGCCGTGACGCGGCGGCATACACACGACGATACGCGAGCCTCCAACGGTCACGGCGCGCGTCAACGCTTCAACGAGCTTCGCGAGGTGCGCCGGTGACGGCGAGTGCGCAGGGCGCCGTGCTGCGATCCAACTAGCGAGCGTTGGGTGTCGCAGTCGCATCGCGAGTGCACGCCGCGCTGCGGGTGTCAACTTTTTTAGACGTTCACGCCATTCGCGCTCGTTCATGCGCGATAGCGTAGCCTGTCTCGCCCCCGTTGTGCACAGAATCGCGCTAGGCGCCCTTGCAGTGCCCGCTAACGCCCGAGGTAGAGCGAACCCCCAACACGAGGCAACGGACCGACTAGCACGCCCGTTTTGCTCGATAGGCGCCCTATCCGGTCGAACAGCCCGAGTGTCAGCTCTGCGGCGCGTAGTTCGCCACCGGTGGCGGCGAGCGCGACGGCGCTTGCGCCGAGTACCAGCCCGAACACCAGTGCGAGCGAAGCTGAACCGATCGCGAGGGCGGCGCTCGTCGTCGTCGCTCGAACGACGAGCGCTTGCGCTGTCAGCCACACTGCCGACAGCGCTGCAACGACAGCGCGCAACACGACTTGCTTGCGGTGAAGCGCGCAGTAATGCGCCGTCAGTTTGTCTTCGACGCGAGTGAGTGACAGCGGTTGTTCGTCCATAGGCGGTTGCTCCTGTGAGGGTGAGCAACGCACGCAACGCACACCGCTGTCAAAACGGGAGAATCACTTCGCGTGACGTTTGACGTAGTTCTCAACGACTTCGCGAAGCAACGCACATCGCGTCGTTCCACCGCGAAGAACGAGTTTGTCGAACTCGTTCAACACGTCGACGGGGACGCGCGTAATGAGTTGCTGCGTGCTGCGTTGCTCTTCGGGGATGTTCGCGCCGCTCGCGCGAACTGCTTTTTTCTTCGCAGTCATGTTCGTTGCTCCGTTGCGGTGGCGAGATGCACTCGCGGAAGTGGGCCGTAGTACAACAACAACTTTGGGGATGAGTCTGACCACACACGAGGTGTGTCTAACCTCGTGTGTCCCTCTGGGCGCCGAGCTGTTCGTCCCGTAGTAAACCCGAGTGAGCGAAACCCTGCGCGGCGGAATGAGTACCCGGCGACATGTGTATCGCCGTCGCCTACGCACTCAGGGTCAACTAGTGTTTCAATGTGCAACGGCTCCCACCCATAGCGAGAACACCAATCGCGTTTCAACACAGGCAACCACGCTTTGATAATGTCCGACGCACGCGGGCCACATGAGCGCTCCAACCTAAGTATGAAGTTTGACACAGTATGCTCCGCGGGGCGCGCATCATTCAATCCAAGTCTGCGCCGCGGCGCCAACTTGTACGCAGGCTCACCTGCGCCAACCCACCCCAATACGACCCCTCCAAACGTGATTCGCCACGCTTGTTTTTTTCCGGGGGGCGCGCCGCGCGACTGCGTGTAGTGTCGGCGTATTGCGTCGCGAAAGTCAGGTAGGCCGCACGACACAGTTTCGAATAACAAGTTGTCCATGTTCATTGCTCCGTTGTGAGAGTCGGTCACTGTTCCGCGACACAAACACGCGTGTACTCAGCTCTGTTGCGCTCGCCCAATGCAAGCGCAGTGTTGTACCTCGCGCGCGCGACGATACCGCCGTGCGTAGAGAGATTGAACAGCGGTCGCGCCGCGGTGTGCGGGTTGAGCCCAGCAAGCAACCCAACCTTGTCGAGTTCGGTGAGCGGCGCCCCAATCTGCGCTGCAAGGCTCGTCTGTAGCGCACGCACGAACGCGATAGAGCGAGGCTCTTTGAACTCACGAACTGCGATCACGACGGCGCGTCGCACGCCCTCCGCGGAGGGCCAGGGTTCCAACGCGAGTGCGCGTGTGATCGCAGCTGCGCCGTCAGCGGTCAACTTGAATTCGTGTGTCGCCATCACCCACGTGCGCGATGTGACGCGCGCTCGTCGTCGAGGTGCTCCGCGCTGGAATGAACCCGGACCGTCGATAGCCTGCAAGCGATCGCGTTGCTCCGCGTTCAACTTCACCTGCGCTGCGGTAGGGACGTAGCCGTCCCACAACAGTTGGCGCAACTCCCACAACGTGCGGCACTCAGTGCTGACGCGATGCAACTCGATTGCAGCGCGCGTGCGCTTCTCAGTGCTTGCCGCGCACCAGTGCCCGCAATCGCGACAGCGAAGGGCCACGTACCCGGTGAGCCGCAACTCGCCCGCGGTGTATTCGAGCAACGCCGACACAGCCGCACTGCGCGTGATCGCCTCGAACGTACGCCCGTCGAGTGCTTGCGCGCGCCACAACTCAGGCAACGCAGGCACAGTTTCGACGTCAACAGTGTCCACAGCTTCGATGTTCATGTTCAGCACCCTTTCGTGTCCCTCGTTCGTTCGAGGTGAACCTAAGCTAACCCAACTGGTTTACCAGCGCAACTACTTTCGACACTGTTCGTGTTCTTTTTCACTTCGCCGCGGAAAACGCGCGGCCGTTCACTCAGCCTCAACCGCAATGTCGAGGTTCAAAAGGGTGTTGAACGCCGCAACAACGCGAGCACGGTCAGAGCTGTCAAGTGCTGACGCCGTGCGGTACACCTGGGTAGCAGGCGAGCAACCTAGCCCGTTGTCGTACTCGGCGAACTCAGCTGCGGGCACACCTGACGCGATCGCGCGGCGCCATCGGCAAAACGTCGCGCGGAGTGCTTCAATGTGCGACTGCCGTTCAGCGTGCGTCACGGGGCGCGCAGTGCCTTCGACGCGCTCAACGCGACCCGTTCCGTTGCAGCGGAAACACAGCCCGTTCTCAACGTGCTTGTGCGTCGTCGCGCCAGTGCCACCGCAGCGAAGACAGACCGCCGTGTTGCTCGTCGTGTTCGTCATGGTTGGACAGTGCCATAGCTGGTAAACCAGCGCAACTAGAATCGTACGCGCCCCGAACTTTGTTTCACTCGCCCGTGCGTGACAGCTCCGCGCGAGCGGCTTCGTAGGCCACGCTTCGTGCGTCGGACACTCGCGCGGAGTGGTGCGCGCGCGACGGCTCGCCGTTTTTCTTCGAGCACGGTGCGCCAACGACGGCGCCACACTCGGCGCACGGATACTCGCGAGCACTCTGCAACGCAACCGTGACGTATCGCGTGCGGTGTTTCATCGCGAGCGATTGAACCACGCTCTCTGTCTCATGCGCGAACACGCGCTCACCGCCGTCGTTGCCGGGGATGTAGAGCGCGTGAAGTTTGTTCGCCGTCGTCATGTTCGTTCAACCCATCCACCCCGTAACGCTGGGGTAGTGGTGTTGTAACTCAGCTGGTAAACCAGCGCAAGAGAAAAACGAACTACGCACGCACCCACAGCAACGCGCCCGACGGGAGCACAACGGGGCGCGGGTTCGAGTCGAGTTCGACCGCGCGCACGGCGAACCACTCGCGCGAGAACGTGCCCGCGCTGACGCGCCGAATGGTGCCGTTGCCACGCAGCACAACGCGCATGGAGGCGCCTTCACCAACGACACCAACGACAACGGCGAGGGCGCAAGACAGCGCGCCGTTGCGATCGTACGCCGTGCGCCAGTAGTACGCGCCAACGAGCGTGTGCGCGGTGCGCTCAACGTTCGCGCGATCGTACTCGCGAGCGTTGCGAACGGTGCTGTTAAAGTCGGTTGGGCGGTTGCGGGACACAGTACACCTCACGCGTGCTTCAACACAACTTCGTCGTTGCTGGTGAACCACTGTTCGCAGTCCTCGCCCGCGCACAGCTGCGCTTCGTCAATGCGAACATAGACGTTCTGCCACTTGAGCGGCATACCGCGGAGCTTTGCCTGTTCGACCTTCACCACAACACCGCGGCGCTTGCCCGTGTAGAGATTGAACACCGTAACCGCTTGTCCGACTTCGAAAGACGCCATGATGGTTGCTCCGTCACCCTCGTTCGTTCGAGGTGAACCTAGACTAACCCAGCTGGTTTACCAGCGCAAGAGAAAAAGAACGAGTCACAGTCGATTAGCGAACGTCGCAACGAACGCGTCGTTGAGCGCGCTGTGTTTCTTATCAAAGTGCTTCGCGAGTTCGTGCATGATCGCTTCGATGTACTCAGCACGCTTGCACTTCGGCAAGTCACGAGACTTGCCGAACGCCAACGTAACCGCGACGTCGAACGACCACGCACGCGCGAACACATCGGCGGCGTCGTACTTTGCTTGCTGGGCGATCGTGTTGTTATTGTCCATGACCGTTGCTCCGGTGTGTCGAGGTTGAGTCACGCAGCACGCGCGGCAAGCGCGATAGCGGCAAGGTCACCGTCAACAACGGTGATCGCGCGCTCATACTCAGCGCGGCAAAAAGCGCTCGCGTTGAGGCAAGCTGCGCCGAGTGCTTCGCGCAAGCGAACGAGCGCGCCTTCGAGCGCGTCAAGCGTGCTGACGTCAGCACAGCTAGCGTCGCAGTCGACCGCACGCACGGTCACGCGAACACTCTTACGGCTCGCGCGAGCCGTGGCAGTGGTGATGATGTTGAGGGCATTGGTGATGTTGGTGAGGTTGTTCATTGAGGTGAACCTAAGCTAACCCAGCTGGTTTACCAGCGCAACCGAAAAAGAACGGCGGCGCTAACTTTGTTGCAGCTCCGCGGTTTTCCCGCGGTCGATTGTATCTCAGTTGCTCTCAGGGAGCTTCCAGTACCAACCGAGTCGGCGGTGTTCGTCACCGACACGGGCCACGCACTCGGCGTGGTACTTGTTCAGCTCTTCGCGAGTAGCTTTCGGCCAAACGCGCTTAACGAGAACATCCAACGACGCGAGGATGTGCAACCGCACGTTGCGCAGCTCCGACGCGATGCGCTTAGCCGTCGTCGCGTTAGCCGTCAGCATAAGACCGCGGTTCACAAGGTGCGCGTTCATCCGAGCCACGTACGCGGCAAGCTCTTTGCGGGTGTAGATAGAGCCGTCTTTCGAGTCGAAGTGCTCGATGTGAAACTCGATCGCCGCGAGAAGCGTTGCGGCCGGAATGCGAATGTTGTCGTTCGTCGTGTTCATTGTCGTTCACCCTTCGTGCCCCTCGTTCGTTCGAGGTGAACCTAAGCTAACCCAGCTGGTTTACCAGCGCAACCGAAAAAGAGCGGTGCCGTTCACTTTGTTACGGCACCGCGTGTTTTATGCGGTCGATTGCGTTTGAGTCGCCGTCACTTGCCCGTCGTTCGCAACGCTTCGAGGTCACGCACAACGCCATCGAGTACGTTCGCTGCGAACTCGTGTGTCACACTCGCAAGCCCTGTCTGTTGCGACAGCGCGCGGTGTGTCTTCGAGCGCTCGCGAACGGCTGCAACTGCGTTGTCGTGTGCTCGTTGAGCGCTTGCGTCGATGCGCTCAACGAGCACTGCGCGCTCACTAGTGAGTTCGTCGATGCGCGCTCGAAGCTGGGCGATCGTTTTTGCGCTTGACTCTACGTCGTTCTTGCGGGTCATCGCGGCGCATCCTCGGTCAACATGCCTGCGATGAACCCGACGACGCACACATCGCACAACGCGGCGATCACGTGCGCCGCAACTGCGCCAACGTCAGCACGCACGTAGGCAACGACGTTGATGTGACAGAGCACAACACCGGCGATCGCAACGACAGCAAGCGCGAACCACGAAACGAACATCATCGACGCGCACACGAACGCGAACAGCCATGAGAGCACGGCTCGACGCTTCACGCGATCACCGCCGTTCACGACAGCACCCACTCAGCGATAGAGCAGCTGACGCCAACGATTGAAGTGAACAGCGCGAGCGCTGACAACGTCGCCGTCAGCATGAACACCGGGCGCAGAATCGCGTCAACGTCGTCGTCGTTGCGTCGCGCGGCGTACACCGCAGTCAGCCACGCAATCAACGCGAACCACAGCGCCGCGATGAACGCCGACACGTAAACGAACTGTACCGAACTCACGACTTCACCCCGCAAGCGTCGCACGTCTGTTGGTTCAACGAGCCGTGGTCAGGTTCGATGCCCTCGAACGTGGTTACTACCCCGCGCCCTCCGCACTTCTCGCACGGCAACTTGTCAGCTGCGCTCAACGAGACGAGCGCGCCCGTGCGCGTCTCGGTCACGGCTGTGTATCCCGTCGCGACGTCATGCCGCACGCTCGCCACTTCCGCCGGTGCGCCCTTCGCAATGTCACAGCTTGTGTACCACTCGCGAAGTGCGATCACATCGAGTGTCTGTGCGCTGACTGCGCGCAGTGCGTCTGTGCGCGATTGCAACAGGTCTTTGACACGGCGCAAAGTGCGCTGTGCAACAGTTTGATCGTCCCGCGACAGCGCGTCGAGTTCGGCTTGCAACGCGCCGTGCTCCGCAAGCACGGCCGAAACACCGGCGTCGAGTACGATCCGTTGCAGAAAACTGGGCGCGTGCTCGAACACTGGCGCCAGCCTCGCGAACGCCTCTTCGAGCTGTGCGCACGCGTGACGCAACGGCGCCTCATTCACATCGCGCACTGCCCACTCTAGCGCGACTTCGTGCGACGGTAGCTCACACTCAACGCGCGACGGACCGCCGGTGTAGTCGACACAAACTGTGTACCCGACGCCGCCGACTTGAGCCGCGTTGTACACGCGCACGGCGACACAACGCGTGCGCGCCGCATGGGCAACTTTGAGCGACAATTCGTACTTGCACGCGCTACTGTGTTGACCCCTCGCCCAGCCCCAGCGCTCACAGTCACACTTGAAGTCGTGCACCGTCAGCTTGCGCGGCGCGCTACTCTGTTCCGTCTGTTCTGTCACAACTACACCTCACAGTCCGTTTTGCAACCTATGCACGCGCACAGCTTGAATCTGTTTGCGCGCACTCACGATCATCGCTCGAACGATCGCGTCGCTCATGTGCACTCGCTCTCTTCGCCGTCGGTCGTCACGTCGGACACAGCGTCAGCCGCGCTCGGTTGCTCAACGTGTTGCTGCTCAACCGCAACACGCGCGCGAAGCTCTTCGAAGAGCTCACGCGCCGCGTCCCTCTCTTCACAGACACCGGTCATGCGCCGCGTAGTCTCTTCGAGCGTCGTTCGCAGCTGGTCACGCTCGCTCGCGAGTCGATCCAACCGCGACGCGTTCACTTGCAAACGTTCTTGCAGCTCAGCGACGTAGCGCGACTCGCGCGAGTGTGACGCGGTCAGGTCCGTCACTTGTTTGCGCAGTCCAACAACTTCGGCGTCGAGCGACTTCAACGCTCTTTGCCGTTGCCCTGACACCTCTGTTTCAGTCGTGAGCGACTGTCGCACGGCGTCGAGTTCGGTGCGCAACTCCGCAACGAGCGCATCCCTCTCTTTCAGTGCCCTTTCTCGCGCGATAGCCTCCGCGACGCGCTCGTCAGCTCTCACGCTCAACTTCTCGTTCGCCGCGGTGACGTCGGCACAAGCGCGCGTAGCTTCGTCCAATCTCTGACGCAGTTCATCCCCGTGTGCGATGCGAAGTCTCACCGTTGACTCAAGTTCAACAATGCGAGCATCGCGCGACTTGAGCATGTCGACTGCGTCGTTGAGTTGCTGCGACTTCGTTCGCAGGTCACTCTGCGACTTCGCGAACTCTTTTTGCAACACTTCGTACGCGTTCAACGTGAGCTGCAACCGGTTAGCCGTATCGCTGAGTTGCTTCGTCAGTCGATCGACTTCGAGTTGCGCGCTGTCGCGCTCGTTCACGACCTTGTCGAAGCGGTCCGACATGCGGTGCAACTCGGCGGCGCTGTCGCGCGCAATGTCCTCGTGAAGTTGGACGCTCTCAGTTGGCGGCGCCGTGACGATCGCGTGCAACGTGCGCGATGAGTTCAGCACCACTTCGAGCAACGTCGACGTCAGCACGACTTCGCGCGCTGCGCTCGTTTCCATCATGCGTGCGAGCGCGTCACGCAGCAACTCTGTTTCACTTTTCCTCTCGTTCGTCGTCGTGTTCGTCATCGTTGTTCGTCCCTTCGAGTATTGCTTCCGCGTCGTCGTCGGCAATCGCGCCGAGTGCACGCAGCTTCACAACGAGTTCGTCAACCTCCGCGTCGACTGTCTCGCCGTTCAGCTCTTTTTTGTCGTCGCCCAGCCCCGCTACGGCTTGGAACATCGCCACTTCCGCGGTGATGATCTTTGCAATGTCGCTGGGCTTGTACCACTCGCGAAGCTGTGCGAGCGCAGCCTTACGCGCTTTCGGGTCGTTCTGTTTGATCGCTTCGTTGTAGTCGCGCAAGTCTTCAGACACGAGCGCGAGCAACGCCTCTTTCGCAACTCGTGTCAGACGCGTCGACTTGTCGAACGCAGCTGCGATTGAGTAGACCACGGTTGCGTTCGGTGGTGGTTTCGCTGCAAGCGTTCTTGCAGCCTCTTTGATCGACGGCCAGCCCTGTACGGGGTAGCCCTCATCCACGGCTTTTTTCACAGTGGCGAACGCGTGCCCGGTGATACGCGCAGTCTTCGAGTAGTTGCCTGTGTCGCACCACGCACGGGCGATTGCGTCGTACTCAGAGCGTGTAATCTTCTGTTCGTCTCGTGCCATCGGCGAAGGCTAACACACGAGCACGTTGCGTGTGTCACTCGAAGTGCGTCGCGCTATCTCTGTTTGCACGCGGTACGGACGCGCACGCAACGCGACCGGCGACGACGAGCACGTTGCGTGTGTTGCTCTCGCTTACGTTGCGCGTGTTCGAGCCTGCGAAGTCGAGCGTTCTTCTCTCTGTCTTCGCTTAGGGAGTTTCGCTCGTTTTCGCAGGGTTTGTGCTTGAGGTGAGCGACGGTTGGTTGTGCATCATCGCCGTCGTGATCGATCACCTTCCGAACCACGCTCGCCGTGATCGACTTCGAGAACCTTCGAGCTCTGTTCTCTCGCTCTACCTTCCGCCGTCGAGCCATGTGCACCGCTATCGACGTTTGCAGGTCCCGTAGCGGCTTCCCAGCGAGCAACCGCGCTACCTCCCTCTCCGCGGCCCGTTCTGCCCTTGCTCGCGCCGCTAGACCCTCTAGCGTGCCCCCGTACGCCCATCGCCGAACCGCCGCCCCCGTCCGTCCCTCCAACCGCACCGCTACCCCCCACAACCACCGCAACACCATCACCCCCGCACTGCCCAGCAACACTAACGCAATCGTCGTCACCATCGCTTCACCTCAACCGGGTAATTCCACATCAACCCGCTGAACCGCGCGAGCGACGCAATCCGCCGCGCGCCGTCCACTGGTGACGGTTCAGTGAGAAAGTTCACACCGCATTCTCTCTGCAATCGCGCATTCGCTCGGTCGTTTCCGTCCGTGACGAGCATCGTCGCCCGCCCCCAACCCAACCCGCGCAAGATGTTCCACCCATCGTGCGCCAACGCAAACAACACATCGCGCGTGACGCAATCGTTGAGACAACCCGCGAGTGTTCGAAGCATCAACTTCGTCGCGATCGCATACACGTCAGCTTCATCGAGGTGCATCGTCCAAGCGAGCAACACGCCGCGCTTGTTGCCATCCGAGTTGCTGATTAGCGACACTTGAAGTTGTCGCTTCGGCCCGTTGCCCCGCTCACTTGGGTAGAACGCCGTGAATGCTCGCTCGTCGTGTCTCGTGACAGTGCCGTTGCCTTCGAGACACAGCGCACAGCTCACGACGTCGAGTGCTTCGCTTTCCGCCACTGCCCACATGCTCTGTTGTTCGTTCGCCATCGCTTCACCATCCTACGCTTAGCCCGCCTACCCCGTCGGTTGTGTTGAACCGCCACTCACCACGCTCTCTACGCACGATTCGCACCTTGTTTCGCGCCTGATACCGCTCGCTTAACCGCTCACTTCTGTTCGAAACAACGAACTCCATCGAGTGCCACGCGTGTTGCCATCCATCGTCAGCCAACGCGTACAGCACATCGCGCGTGATGCTCGCGTTGAGACAACCTGCGATCGTACGCAACACCAGCTTAATCGCGTTTGCGTAAGCGTCGCCGTAGTCCAAGTCGAAACGCCACTTCACCGACACCATGTTAGGGTTGCCGTTCGCGCCCCACTGCCGAACCACGCGAAGAACCCGCACGCCGTAATAGCCTTTCTCGTTTTGAAACTCAGCTACAACATACGGCCCGTTGGCGTCGACTAGTTCAACACCACTCAGCATCAACACATTGCGTACGGTGCTGACGACTTCGTCAGGTGCTACCGCCCACACTGTTTCGCGTCGTCGACGTGCCATCGCTTCACCATCCTATGACTAGCCCGCTGTACATCGCGACGGCTTTGTTGATGCTGCCGAGCCCTCCGCGTAGTAGCTTTGCTAACAAAACACAGGTCAGCCCCCCATAGATTACCGACGCCGTATAGCGCAGTAGCATTCTCAATCGTCTTTCGTGGCTACTGTCATCTCTCACGTAGCCACGAAACACGGAAGCGCACAACGGTTTCATCGAGTCAGCTGTTTTCTCGCCAAACGAAACAGCTTCGATCTTTAGCGAGCGTATCGGCACGTTAAACGAGAACGGCTGCGACGACGCACCCAGCATAGAGATTGACGTAGCTAGTGCAATAGCCTCGTCCTTATTCACGTCGCAGCCTCGACACAATCAACCTGCACTCCCTCGCTTCCGCGAAGTAAACGAATAGACGCGCCCTTTCGTACGCGAAACACGCTGGGCACACGCTTACTGTTACGTTGACGTTATCCGCGCCCCCCGTGTGCGCAACTGCGTCAGCTCTGTCGAACTTCGCCAACACCGATAGTTCACGCGTGGCGGTGCTCCCGCACGCGCACTTGACCGAGTTACCCACGTCACACCTCCGATGCCCGTTGTTGCCCCTATACGCCCGACCTGCGCCGGATTAGCGCGGACAGGTCCCTAAACTCGGCGGGCGCTACGGCTGTCACTGCGCGCCCACTGTAGAGCGATGCGCCCGTCGCCACGTACTCTCTGTGACCGACGCACTCCAAACTCTGATTAAACTCGTTCGCTATGTCTATGCCGCGGTGCGTGCACAGTGACTCAATCGAAGAGAACGCCGAGTCAAACTCACTAGCAATGTCGTACGCAAGGGATAACCCAAGTCTACGGGCTATCCCGTGGCACGTGCGCACGTCAGGGTTTCCCAGCATCGCACTAGCAGCAATGCAGGCGCCATTGCCATTCTCGCACGCGTACACCACTGCCATACGCCAAAAACTGTGCCCGCCTATGACCAGCGGTACGTGCTCAACTAGAGCAACGCTGACGTCGCCACACAACGAAGTCGATTCGTCGATAGGTTCGGCGAGCACAGTTAGCAGTGCGGCGTATTGCCTGACCCTGTCCGCAACTATGTCGTCGCGTTCTTTCGGGCTGATTGATTCTGCGATTAACCGTGATTGAATGTGCAGCTGGTGTAATCGGCAATCGGCGCCGAACCATTCGCGCACGTGCGCCGCATACCGATTCAACGGAGCGTCTTTGTACTTGTCGGTCATTCAATCACCACTACTTCGCCGCTCTTCGCGAGGCGCGAACTATCGAAACGGCTACCGTTGCGAATCACTACCCAAACAACGCGAAAACCACTCGGCGGCGCAGTTGGTTCAGTGCCGTCGCCGTCAGTGAGATACACCAGCAAGTCAGGTTTCGCGGCCTTCGGTAGTGCGTCGAAGTGCTGCATTACGGGAATGAACGAAGTACCGCCGCCCCCCTTAACGCCGCCACTACGAACGAACTTGTCAAGCTCTGCGGCTGACTTGAGTTTCGTAACGTTAGAAACAGTCGCGTCGCAAGTAACGAGGTCAACGACTGACGCACGCGATAGCAGAATCGCGCGAAGCTCTGTAAGCGCGCTCGAAAGATCGCGCGCACTCATCGAGCCCGACGTATCAATCGCAACAGCCACGCGCGGCGTCGTGTCAATCGTGCGCGGGCGCACAACGTGGCCCGCACCGAAACCGTACGCGCCCTGACGCCGCGAGGTTCGGTCAAACGATCGATCGGTTGACCCTGCGCGCACTTCGAGCGAACGCCCAACGAGGCGCCGCAGCTTATCCTGCCATCGAATCCGCGGAGGTTTGTTGTAGTCATCGGCCCAACGACTGAGGTTCGCGCCAACAGTGCCGCGCGCCTTCGATTCAGCTTCACGCACAGCCGCGGCAAACGCCGCTCGCGCGGCTTGCAGCTCCGCGGGAGTGGCGCCGGTAGTGGAGCCGTCACCCGGTGTCGAGTCCGCTCCACTACCGTCGCTAGCGGGCTCGCCGTCAGGTGCGTTACCTGCGCCGGAACCACACTCACCCTCGCCAACACCGCCCCCCGATTGAGGGCGTTGTTGCGGCGGCTGTTTCAACACCGCCGCGAAGTACACCTCCGCGGTCAATCCGTCGCACTGTCCGATCGTTTGCGGGTAATACCACGTATCGCCCGTGTCGAACTTTGCGGCGCGCAAGTCGTCGTTGACTTCGCAGTCTGCGGCGATATTCCAGAGCTTGCCCAAGTGCGACGGCGCACCGGTAGCAACGAAACGGTCGTGATGCGCTCGCATCACGTGCATTGCTTCGTGACAGAGAACCGCCGCAACTCGCTCTGTTTTGAGCGAGTCGATGTACTCCGCGTTGAAGTAAAGAACAGCGTCTTTCGACACAGCCGCGGTTTTAATCTTATCGCACTCGACGGGGCGCAGCGCCAACACCGCCAGGGCAAACCAGGGCCACCGTGTGCGCACGTAAAGACGTGCTCGCGCGATAGCCAGCATTGTTTCAGCACCCATAGCACACCTCGCACGAGCGCTACGCGCTCACTTTTTGACCTGTTTGATTGCGTTTTGAACAAGCGCAGTTTCCGCGCCCAGTGCGGACAACGTTGGGCGCGCGGCGGCGACAACACGAGGGCCGCACTTGAGTGTTTCGGGGTCTTTGATGAGTGCTTGCGCGTGCACGTAACCGGCGTCAACAACGCCGACTTTCACGCACGAATGCACTACCTCGAACGTACGTACCAGCCTGTTCTCTCGCGACTTAGGATCGCCCATCCTCGCGATAGCGACGCAGCTACCAAGAACCGCGTCAGTGACGTCAGGTCGCGCAGGGTTCGGCGCCCACTGCACTCTGCCATCGAGCAATGCTTCTACGTCAGGCAAGTCGAGTTTCGACGCCCACTGTGCGAATGCGACAGCCGCAGGCTCACCGACGAAAGCGGCAACGAGCGTTTCGAAAACGGTTGGGCTCGCGTTCAGAATAGCGCACGTCGCCATTGCTCGCGCCGCCATTTCCCACGTGCGAGGTGAGGGCCACGCGTACGACGACTGAATGTCGCTCGCGTCAGGTCGCTTGTAAAAGTGACCTGGGTTCGCGTTGAGAAACGCGCCGACGCGCGCGCGAGCGAGCGCGAACTCAACGTCAAAGCGAGACGCAACGAGCGTTTCGACGTCTACGGAAACACCACTCGAAGCTGACGTGTAGTGCACGAACCACGCTGTGAATTCGTCGACGCGCGGAGTAGGCCACCGCAAGTGGCCGAAGCGGTTTGCGAGCGGCGCGGGCAACTCCGAACCGCCGCCCTCGCTCACTGCGTTCTGTGCTGCGATAATACGGACGTTGCGGTGCAACGAAAGATCGCCAACGCAACGTTCGTTGATGACCCGCAGCAGCGCAGCGAACACGCGCGATGAAGCGTGGTTAATCTCATCGAAGAACACGAGTGCGCCATTGCCCGACTCCGCAGCTTCGTTAGCTCTGCGCGCCCATCCGTCAGGCAACCGAGACAGAGACCCCGCGCCGTCAGGTACCGGCAACCCGGCGAAGTCTTCAGGTTCGCGAATCGACGCGAGCACGGTCACAGGTTCAGCTCCGAACTGAACCGCAGTTTGTTCAATCTGCGCCGTTTTGCCGATACCCGGCGGGCCTTCGAGCAACAACGGTAGCCCCATCCCGTTACGGTCGGGCGTGAAGTAGCAGATGCGAATGCAGTCGAGAATCGTCGCCGTGTCCATGTTTCTTTCACCCTTTTAGTTGAGTCACGCGAAGTCGAACGACGTCGCGTCATCGGTTAGTGTAGAATCTGACCTACTGTCAGCGTCAGCGATTGCGTCGCGTTCTTCGCGCGCTTCTCTCTTATCGGCAAGTAGAGCGCGCGCTAACGCAACGTCGAAGCGAGCGCGCAACTGTTTACGAACTCTGTTCGTGATAGAGCGCGTTGTAACGCCACTCTCGCTCGCGACTAGGCGCGCAAAGGTTCGCAAGCAACTAGCCCCCTTGCGGGAGTTGCAGCTACGGCACGCGGTAACGAGGTTGCTTGCGTCGTTTGTGCCGCCGTGTTCAGCTGCAACGACGTGATCTAACGTGAGGTTGTGCTTGCTACCGCAATAGACGCACGCGTAACCATCACGCGCGTACAATGCGTGTCGCTTCTCTTTGCGAATCCAATTGGACCCGTACCACTTCGCCGCGCGAGCGCCAGTCAATCCAATTGTGTTCTTTGCGAGCGCGCCGCGCTTAGCTGACGGGCGCGCGGCGCTGTGCGCGGGCTTAGTGCACTTACGGGCCATAGCTACAGCTCCTAGTTGTTGGACTCGTCAGCGCGCGCTTAACGCGCGGACAACCGCACCGCGTACTTACGCGCGGCGCAGTTGTTTCGTCCTACACTCTCACGCAACAAACCGCACTAGTCAGTATCCGCGCGCTCACTCGAATCACTTACGAGTTGCGGGGCGGGCGCTAGCTGCGGGTGTTGCAGGTTCGAGTTTTGAGAGAGCGTTGGCGACTTGTCGCGCTCACCTCGTTCAACCGTTCGTTGTTCGAAGTGAACTGACCTTACATGCCGAACAAACCGAACGCAACAACTTTGAGTCGCGCGAAGCACTTTTTTTTCGATCGACTGAGTTGAGTCGATCGCGCGAGCGCGTTGCAGCTGCCGTACCAACCTAACAACTGCGTCAAAACACCAGCGCAGAAAAAACGACGCGATTGGGCCGTATCTATTGACAGCTAGCTTAAGTTGAGCGTGTCGGTTTCATTCTACCGCTGTTTTAATGCGACTTCTCTTACAGTCGACGTTCTCGACCCTGTCAGGGGGGTAACCGCGGCGGAACATCCGAGAGCTCTAATAGAGCTGCTAGACGGCTTAGCGTGTGTTTGCAGTTAGGTTGTAACGGCATGGTCGGCGCGTACGGTCCGACGCGCGGCGTCATGGCACACCAATAGCAACGTGTGCGCACGCGATCGACTCAACTTCGTCGGCAAAAAAAAGTGCTCCGCGCAGCTCAAAGTTGTTGCGTTCGGTTTGTTCGGCGCGTAAGGTCAGTTCACTTCAAACAACGAACGGTTGAACGAAGTAACGAGGCGCCTACCTCGCCGCTCTCTCACAACTCGAACCTGTTACCGATCAAAAGCAACGCGTCGACTGTGCCCCGTAAGTGATTCGGGCAACGCAACGACGATTGTTCTTTTGCAAAGTAACGTGAGAGTGTTAGGACGAAACAACGAGCGGCGGTGAACGTCGCTCGTTGTCCGCACGTCACGCGTGCGCTGATGAGTCCGTGCAATGTCGCACACCGCAGCGCCGACACCGTGACCGCACTAGGAGCACAGAGACCATGTCGACCATCAAGGCACTCCACAACGAACTCCGCACGCTCAACCTTTCCGCGCTCAAGCCGAGCGTCAAGAAAGACCTCCGCAAGCGCATCGTCGAATCGGTCCGCGCCGTCAATCCGGGTCTCGCTGACGGGCTCGACAAGGCACCCTCTCACCCCAGCGCTGAGTGGTTCATCGCATCGGCGGAAACCATCGCCGAACTCGCGAAGAACGACAGCGGCGCGCAAGGGTCGCTCGACTCAATCACAGCTGCAAGCGCCGCCGTGGCGTCGAGTGAAGCTCCCGCGTCGAGTGAAGCTCCCGCGTCGAGTGAAGCTCCCGCGTCGAGTGAAGCTCCCGCGTCGAGTGAAGCTCCCGCGTC